TTTGAAAATTTATTTGCTTTTGCTTTATTGGTAGTTATATAGTTATCAATTCCGTAAAATTGAAGTATTTCGGATAGTTTCGTAATAAGTTCTAAACTAACTGCTTTATACGATACACGATGATTTGTTACAACAGAACCATTTGCAGAAAACATCCCACGTAAAAAAGATAACTTTTGATTATCTGACCATGAATCGAAGGTTGCAGGAAATGCTCTATCAATTAATGTTCTCGGATCAAATTTCAATTCGGATAATATTTCGTTGAATCCATTGATATAATACGTTCTTTTATTTGACTCAATAGATATTCCGAACAATTCAGCAACATCATTATCATTTTTACCAATATTAATTTCTAAACCTTTATGATCTGGACTTGATAATCTACCGAGTCCACCATCTCCTTGCAGAAACCCATATTTAACATATTCATTGGTTTCATTATTAAAAACCATAAACGGCATTATCCGCTTACCTTTCAAATTGGCGGCTGTTTCTTCGGAACCATCAGTCAACATAAAACGATGATCGGGAGTACAAAAAATTGGTTGGCCGTTTGTAAACGATACTTTAACTGTTTGTTTATTGCCGTTTGACCAAATTTTCCCGTCAACAGTTACACCTTCATAGTTGACTAATTTCAATTTTCCGACATTTTCACCAATTTTCACATATCCATCAGGGGTTAATATATCAGTGCTTCCAACAAAACAAGGATTATAGCCTACAATATTAGAATCCTTATATTGAGTTTCACCCAATCGTCCGCAATTGCGACTCAATTCTAAATTAATTAGTCCATAAGGTTCTCCCTGTTCATATGTTTGCCAAAATTCAGTAGGAAGGTCTTTTAAATTAATAGGAGGAACAATACTGTTATTTGAATTTGACCGCCAATTAGGAACTGACCCTAAATCCCAACGTTTTGCTTTTAAAAATTCCAAATCATCCCAATCACCGATTGCCAATTGGGCGGACCGTCTGACGTTTCCGGCAACAATGATACTTGCGATGATATTCATAATATCTAAGCAATCAATTGGTCTAAGTTTTTTACCAGCGCGATCATTCAGTAAATTATTTATTTGGTCTATACCTTTTTCCAAAATACTAGGACCAGATGCAGTTCCGCCGAAACTTTTTATAAGTTCACCTTCGGAACGAACCATTTGACACGAATAGGTAAACCCTTTACCAGTGTAAAAATGTGCTTTTAATACCTTGCCCAATAATTTAACCCAACCTTCCCTAGTATCAGGAACAATAAAATCTACATTTTTATCATCAACTCTATTGATTGTAAGTTTTTCTTTACGCAATGAAGGAATCTGATACACGTATTCTTTTTGAATATTATAACCTACGCCACAACCCAACATTAACATTTCCATTGCCCAAGTAAATGGACGAATTGGTTCGTTGACAACACATACGGCGCAATTTTGAAGGCTTGGAAGTCCAAGATTATCAACCGTTTTAGTACCTAATTGCCATAAAAATCTTCCAGCGACTGAACCTTTGAGTTTGAGTAATATCTCTGCTAATTTGTACTCTTCTTCGTTTGTAAAATTAACCTTTAACTGCTTTTGACAGGCTTTCACAACCCGCAATACGGTATCAATGTATTCTTCGGTCGGACTATCTACTTTATCTTCTTTAATTCTTCTTGCATACGTTCGCTTATAGGTAATATAACCAATTTCTCCCCAAGGAATTTCAATTTTTCTTAGTTGTTCAATTTGCTGGTCAGTCAATGCCATCTATTCTCCTGTTTTTATTGATTTTAATATTTTTGTTTCTAATTGTTTCAGTTCGATAGGGTCTAACCTTTCTACGGAATGACTTTCGATAAATGAATCCCTACCGTCAGTTATTGGAAGTATTAAATATGCCCAACCAGATTCTTTAAAGGTTATTTGTAATGAATTTAAAGCATAATCAAGCGCATCTGAAATAGATTCTTGACCAACGACGTTTAAATATAAAACTAAAATAGGAGTTACTTTTGATGCGGACAATTCAGGCCAAGGGAACTGGTTTGCTGTGGGAAGATGTTCTTGTTTTGGTTCGATTTTAATTTCCTTTAAAGGTTCGAACCTTTTTTCAAAATCAGTCATTGTATAAGCAGGTATTTTATGTTTTTTTGATCCTATTGCGTCCATTTTGTTTCTAAAATTTTCGTTTTTAATAAATTCTTCTTTATCTTTATCCCAATCATCAGTTATTCCCGAATTCAGTAGATTAAAATAATCCTTTACGCTTTTGTTGTCGTTCATATTCGGCTGCTGCTGTTTTTTGTGTAAATTCTTGATCCGTCAACGTATCATCCTTAACTTTCTTTCCTTCTGATGAATCAGGAGGGTAAACTTCGATGATGGGACTATAAGTATCAAAGCGCATCGGGAATGTTAATCCATCTGGACCTAACCTTGACTTGGATAAATGTAATCTTGCGGTTTTATTGACCTTATCCTTTGCTTTACGAGAAAGTGTCATAACAACGTCTGCAATAAAGATTTTGGCAAATGAATTTGAAATGCCATCGTTTCCAATTACATCTACCGAAACTTGTGATCTATTTGTCTGGTCAACTACCCAAGTAGCCATATTAAACCGTCCAGACAGCCCTCTAATATCAGTATAAAGTTGACCAAGGACTTTATCATCTCGTTCGCCTGTATAATTGATTTTCAAAAGTTCAGGATAGTCAATTATCAATAAATCAGGTTTAACGCCGGACAAAATAAACTTTTCAATGTGCGCTTCCAAAGCAGTTAGACTAAGGGTAGCTGGTGGAAATTCCTTAATAAAAAGTTTACCTTTTAATTTAGAAACTGTATTCTGTATCGTTTCTTGGTGATATTTCAAATCATTAAAAGGAATACCACATAAAAGACTATCATATCGTTTTGCCGTATAAATGTCAGCCAATTCCAAAGTGTAATGAAGGACAATTTTTCCAGCCTTTAACGCATTTGCACCTAGTTTTGCCAAGAACCATGATTTTCCGATACCAGAAGGTGCTATAATAATACCCAAGCACCCCTTTGGTAAACCACCATTTGTCACGTCATCCAGTGCTTCAAACCCCATTTTAACCCTTTCCGGCTCTGCTTGATCGGTATAACGATAAACTACGTCTTCAATGAAGTTGTGGCCGAAATCATGGACTTGTTGACCTTGTTGGATTGCTTTTGTAATCTTAGAAACAATTGAATCATAATCGCCTTTACTAAAATCTTCTAAGGAACTTTCAAACGCTAATTTTACTGCTTGATTTTGGCCGAACTTAATAGCTGTTTTTTTGATGTATTCAAGATCATTACTTCCGACTTCCGTTAATACTTCTTTCAAGGAATGAATTACTTCTGACCTTAATGTTTGTGTTTCGGGGATATTTGAAATTTGAATCTTGAATACATCAGTAGTCGGAGCAATTTTATATTCTCGAAAGTAGTCAAAGGTTCTTTCAATTAACCATTTCAACGAAGGGGATTCAAAATACTTAGGTTCCAATAAATCAATACTTTGGACTAAAAATTCCCGATCTGTTAATAATGAAGTTAAAACCTTGACTTGAAATCCATATCCGTATTGATTTAATGTTTCTTGCATATTAGCTCGTTATCCAAACATTTAAATTTGAAAAAGTGAAAAGTAACCATTCATCCAATTTTTTGAACGTACTTAACAACCCATCTTCCATCATTAGTTTTCTGATCCTATATGAATTGGTTCTGACTGATTTTGGGTTATCAAGCATATTTAAGATGGTTAACTTCGAATTACCTGATATATCAGTTTCTTGTAACTGCATCAATTGGTAATTCCTTAAAAGTATATCTTTATTTTCGATTAATTTTTTAAAGATTTGTTTTGGTTTTTTTTCTGAAATTAACCTTTTATTGCTTTCTTCCAATAACATTTCAATTGAAGTCGGGTTAGGAAAATGCTTTAATAAGGTCTTAATTCCTATCCCATCCACTCCATTGATATTGTCGCTTGTATCACCCGAAACCGTCCGATAAGTCAAATATTCAGTAGGTGTTAGCGCCATTTCATCGTATAGACTTTCTGGGGTGTAAAGTTTCTTTTTAACCGGAGAATAAACTTCTATGTTTTCATCTACCAATTGCAAAAAGTCTCTATCAGTGGAAACAATTCTAACTTTACTTCCTTTCGGTTTGAAATATTGCATAGTGCAATACGCAATAGTATCATCGGCTTCGATGTTATCCAAACAAATGACTTCTACGGGGAAATGTTCCAAATATTCATGGATTCGACATAATTGCTGCCTCATTGCAGCCTTTTCTTCGTCAACCGATTGAAACAAATCCATGCGCATCCCATTTCCGCCCGTACGGTTTCCCTTATATTCAGGGAAAAGTTTTTTTCGTCGGGATGAACCACCAGCACCGTCAAAAACTAAGATACACCGAGTAGGCTTGAAGTCACGAATATTCGAACCGATTGATCTTAAAAAGCCAACTATTCCGCCCGAAAATTCACCAGATTCGGAAAAATGTTGCGTACTTGTAAAAATACGAATGTAAGAATTTGTTGCGTCGCAAATTAATATTCGGTCGTTTTTCAATTTAGTTCAGTTATATTTGGCTCTTGGTTAAATTCAAGCATAATAATTTTACATTCGAGTCTAGTCATTCGGGTCGTTTGTTTCTTCAAACTTTTCACATGGCTCACAGAAGACCATTTTTTTGCCTTGTTAATGTCATTTGACCAAGAACCACTATAATATTTATTTGAAGTCAAATAACCGTATATTGGGTGCTTTAAGATGTAAAGTTTCATTTTATTCGTCGTTTGATATTTCTAATTCAATGTCGTCAATTCCAAGTTCATCTTCATCATTTCCAGTTTCATATTTCATCACGTATTCATCACATATTTGCTTATAAATCCTTTCTTTTAATTCAGGATTATCATTCATCAATGCTTTAAAATCTTTACTTTGAAATTTCTTAGTAATTTCTTCTCCTGTTTCTTCATCTACAAATTTATAACTGTAACTTGAACCGGATTGACCAATTGCGCCAAGTTCTTTAAGGCAAGTTAACCAAGAACCGTAATTATCAATCCCACTGTCATATCTAACATCAAACGTTACCTTACGTCTCGGTGGGCCTACACGGTTTTTAACGATTTGAACTTGCACACGCTCACCAATAGCAGTATCAATGCCGTTGATTTTACCTTTAATTTGGCCCATTTTTTTGAATCGTAATCTAACCGAAGCGGTAAATGGAATTGCTGTGCCGCCAGTTGTCTGCCACGGATCGGCGGCTGGGCCAAAGGCATTCATATTGGCTCGAAGTTGATTTACCAATACCAAAAGAATATTTTTTCCGTTCAGGAGACTCGGCAAAATTCGCATTGCATTTGAATTTATTTTTGATTTTTCCGTTGCATAACCTTTTTGTTCAACGTCTTCTTCAAGTTCCTTCTTCGTGGTTGCGCCCATAACCGAATCAATAACAATAACAAGTGGTTTATTTGATTTGGACTCAGTATGCTTTACAATAATATTTTGGACAGTCGCGTAAATTTCTTCTAATGCGCGGATTTTATCGATATAAATCAACTTATCCAAATCCAATCCGATCGATTCATAAAAATCCAACATACCTACGGCTCCTTCGGTATCAAATAAAACGGCCAAGCCGCCTTTTTTCTGACATTCTGCCATTGTGTGGGCAGCCATTAATGATTTTCCTGAATTATGATGTAATATCCCGTTGCCAAAGTAACAATGTTCAGGATGAACAACGGTAATATCTACAATTTTATGAATTCCTATATTTTCAATTGAAACGATTGAATAATATTTCCCATCCTCACATAAAAGTTTATGTAAATCTTTTCGCAAGTCTTTAACCATAATCCAACCAGAATCGCTAAAAAATTTATGTTCCGAACTAACTTTTACATTTAACCCATTTTCAAGTGTAACAAGATAGGTTTGTAAATTCCCTTTATGAATATAATCAGTTATTTGCGTAAATTCATTACCAAGTGTTTTTACATAAACCTTTTTACCAGATTTGATTAAGTCTTCGACTTCACCGATTTTAATTTTTTGTGACATTTATCAAAATAGTTTTTTAAACGAGTTAACTGTTTTTCAGTAATTATTATTTTTTCTTCCGCTATCAGTTTTTCTACATATTCATATTCAATATGTTCGATTGGATAGGTAAATTCCGTAATATATTCACACTTCAAATTGTAAGAAGCGCAATATTCAACAAGGGCAGAATGTTTGGCAATATTTAACGGCCAATTTATTTTAACTGTTGGTTTTATTTCAAATATTTTTTCATTTATAACAATATCAGGACGATAATTACTTATTTTACCATTATGCTCGTATTTAATACAATGTTTTGATAAAGAAAATGTAATATTATTATCAATTAAATATATATAAATGAGCATTTCCAAAGAACTACGAAAAATTATCTTTTGACCAAATCCATATATATGACCATTGATTCCGCTACCTGTACCTTTCGGTGGCTCCTTTCCAAACCAATAATTTTGCTCACCGTAAACTGCTTTTGGAGCTATTGTCAATTTCCCATATAACGAAATTAAAACATTCCACGTATTATTTCCAGTGTGGCCTCTACCAAATTGTTTTAATATTGCCCTACGAGTTTCGCCATCATATTTTCCATCTTCCACACTTTTCTTATAAAATTCATGTATTTCTGGAAGTATTTCCTTTGCTGGTTTTCCTTTGGTCTTTTCTGCACCCAACTTAGAAATTTTATTGGCGTTGGCAACAAATGTTTCGTAACTATTTTTTTGTCGTAATTCAGTTAGTCCAAGACGGTCGATTACTAAATTTAAAAGTTTAATAGGAATTTTTTCTGGAAGTGTTTGCCGAATCTGTTTAAAATGGTATCCATCATGCAAATATTTAGTAATTTCAGTTTCATATTTGGATATAACTTCATCAATTTGAACGTTTCTTTTAGATTTATATGTTTGAGTTGTACTAACCGATTTTAAAATACGATTATTTAATCGCAATATATCAATCGTGTCAGTTCGTTTGGCGAGCATTTCAACGGTTTTAATACTAATGCCGAATTCATCTTCAAATTGTTTATTTGTATAGCCATTAGTAACTAATCTAGTAAATTCCGCAAAATTTTTCCCAAAAATTTCTTCATATTTTTTATTTGCGGCCTGTGCAGCACTTTTGGTATACCGATCATACGATCTTTGCAATAAAACATCAACATAATCAAACTTTTTAAATCTTCTAAGCGTTCGAAGTATTCGTTTGTTTTGTAGATTTAATTTTTCTGAAATTTCGGCAGTAGATAATCCAGCATCTACCAATTCAACAATTGATTCTAAAATAGTATTCATAAAATGTCCTCCTGTTATATTTTATTATAAGTATCACAGGAGAACATTTTTTCTATTCAATAATAACTTCTATTTCAGTATCTTCGGTTACACATCCTTCCAGACCAGCGTATTCCACAATTTTGGAACTTGGTTGGCCGCCATTAGGTCTATTTGAAATTGCCAAGTCTAATATATCACTTCCAGTCGAAATCCAATCAACAACCATATTTGCATCTTTCAAATATTGACCTGCATCTGGAAATTCCTTAAAACTTTTATTGATTATTGCAAGCACGTCAGTTGCAAGATTATCAATTTGTTCAGATTTTGTTGGGCGATTTTCTATTTTTTCTTTTGTTTTCTTTGCCATTTTGGTTCCATTTAAGGGGTTAAAAAAGGAAGGGAAATACTTAAATCTCCCTTCCAATTCATACATAAGTTAACAGAATAAATTACCCTTTCAACTTACTATCCAATTCAGCAAAAATGTCGTCCAACTCCTTCATATCAGGTTCAACTCTTGGGGACGGAACCTTGAAGTCAGTCATATCAAATCCTTCGTTTGTAGCATCGTGGTTTGCACGTGCAGAAGTAGTGTTAGATTGAACAGGGTTTTGCGGTTCTACATTACAATATTTATCCAATGCAGCGGAAAGTTCTTTTTCCGTAGGGCAAATAAATGAATCCACGACGTTACCGATATTTTCAATTTTAGCTTTAATTTCAGCATCATTAGTGGCTACGGTTACGTTTGGTTTCGGCATTACACTTGTTTTTGCTCTTGCCTTCCCTTCTGCTGGTGTATATTTGATTGTTAAATCGCGCCCAGTAGTCAAATCATGTATCATGCCATAATCTTCGTTGGTCATTAATTCACCAAGTTCACGGAATACTTCTACCCCAAAATTCCACCATTTCGGACCATCTTGTTCAGCATTACGATCCAATACCAACGCATAATAGCGTGTTCCCGGCATTAGGGCTTTTTTAATGTCGTTCTTCTGAAAATACAATTCTTTGTTTTCAATAAACGTGCCATCAAACAACTCGTTACAATAGTTCACTACTGGATCATTTTTACCAAAATAAGTAGGAGATAGCCATGTTTTTCCGAATTGTTTCGGCCAATAGATAGGAAGTTCCAAAAACGGATAATCAGGGTCTTCGCTGTATTTATTTGGCAGGATACGGATTAAATCGGGCAACACGTTTCCTTTATCGTCTACCCGTTGTCCCGGTTTCCAATAAAGAGTTTGGGCGCTTGCGCCGGAAGCAGGTTTTTGACTTTGTTTGTTTAAGTCTGCAAGTTTTGCCTTGATCAACGCAAGGCCGGAAAGTTTTTCACTCATAAGTTTTCCAAGTGGTTAAAAAGTTAAAAAAGTAGTAAGAAGATTACCATCCAGTAATCCAAAATCGTTATTCACAAATATAAGTAAATTTCGGGAGAAATGCAAGTTCATTAACAGTTCGTTAAGCATTTAAATTTATCTGTTTAAGTTCGTTATAATTAAATCCTGCTTTCAAGTGAAATGGAATTTCTTTGAAGGTTTCCAAGATAGATTTAATGATAGCAGGAGTATCATTTGGGCTATAATCAAATAAGAAACTATCATAAGTATAAAGGATTAATTTGGTATTTTTACCGTCTAACCTTTGCATCAAATCATTGATTAACCCGGCATTGAATTCGGTTTCAAGGTTTTGAAGCATATAATTGAACAGCTTCGTTTGACTTAACCCTTGAATCGTTATTGGCCTTCCAAACAGAAAAGTTTTAAGATTCCCTTGCTTGTAAGTTTCATAAACGGATTGTTGCAGGTTAATGATCGATTTGAAAGGTTCAACTTCTCGTAAATGATCATCTACGCCGCCATAAATCTGTTTGAACGTGTATGATTTAGGGTCAAAGGTAGGTTCATAAAACTGACCTAATTCTTTATAAGGATCAGAAGGAAAAGGTTTTCCGATAATCAAATAAATCAAATACAAGTGAAATCCTGTTAAATCCACTTCAAATAAGAATCCGTTTTCGTTCCTTGAAATGAACCTTTTCCTACTCCCATCTTCCTTATTTAAGGCAGCATAATTGATGTTGTTGAAGTGGTTGGATGGTCTACCAGTTAAAGTGAAAGGATGGTATTCAGTATGTTCAAGCATCACAAGCGTTCTATTTCAAATTTATTGTCAATGATTTCGTCATCAGTTACAAGTTCAGATATTGCTTTATCAAAACTAATTGCTGATATTTCAGGAAATCTTTCATATATTTCTATTTTTCTGATTACTGATCCTGAAATATATGATCGTATATGTTTTTTTATAGCCGATCGAATCAACCGTTGCTGGTATTCAAATAAAAAATCATCACCAATAAAGGTTTGTAAAATGGATATTAGTTTTATCATGGTGTTTCATCTTCGATTATTTCGGTTATTCCGTGTTTTCTTACCCCTTCAATTGCATTGTAACAGGCTGCTTTTGATGCATATCCATAACTATATACAAGTACCATTCCATTCGGGGCTTTTAAATAAAAATAATATTTTCCGTCTTTTTGTTGCTTAACTTCGTATTTACTCATTTATTTTCTTTTAAAAATTTCAATTCTTCTGGTGTTAATTTTGAATTAATCACTTCACGCATCATTTGATTGTATTCTTCCAAATCGTCGGTTGATTTGCCGAATTTAGTAACCCGATAAACATCGCCATGTTCATCTTCATAAATGTCTTTTAATGTTTCAACAGTTCCATTACTTCCATACCAACCGGATTTTGGCGCATTATCAAGAGCGACTTGATATCTCCGATAAATACCTTTATCTGATGATCGACGTTCGTCATCTGCACTGTTAATTGTATAAGCAGTTATTGGTTTTAATTTTAATTCTGTCATATTTGAATATTTAAATGATTTGCTATTGCCCGAACCTTTGCTTCCGTTTCTGGATGAAAAGTGAATGTGTTGAAGTTATCTGGTAGCCAAGTTTCAAGTTCATTCCCATAAGTTCTTCCTGCACCAATCCAATCAGCAAACATTTCCATGATATAAATGTCAGGCATGGGAAGCGGACTGATTTCACCTTTCCTGTTCGGATTCAACCAAAATTCGGGATGGTGTTCATTTTTGCATTTATGGTGGCACCATGCGGTTTGAAACGGAATGGAACCTTTGTTCGGTTTAGAAAAATCATGCGAAGCGTATGGAAGTGCTTCGATAGCAGAAAACTTAGAAAGGTCGTGCAACCAAAGGTTATCAAAATATTGATCCCGATCAAATTTGAAATCTTTAAACCAATTCATCCTTGATAATTCAAGTCCTGCCTGATAAACAGCAATTTTATGCGGAATAAGTTTTTGGGTGAAATAGCTTTCTATGGTATGATAAACGAAATCGTCCCAATAATTGTAATGTTCGATTTCATAGCGATTATAAGCCAATTCGGTAAATTCGGTTAAATCGCCGCCAACGGCTTCTGTAAATAGCCTGAACACATTATTCTGAATGGCTTGTTTATTATCAATTCGTTTTCGGTATAGCATTTTCATTTAATTTTTAGATTCATTTTTGTCAATAACAGGAAGACCATCAATTTTTCCAGTTTCCGGTTCACGGATCGTAACGGCAATCATATTACCGTCTTTAAATTTATAATAAGAAGTCGTAGGAACTTTCTCCTTGACCTTTACTGATTTAGTCGTTGGAATTTCTAAATCAATATAAGTACCATCAGATGAAACAACTCCTTGTGCATCTGATATTCCTTCTTTCATCATTTCATTTAAGAGTTTTCTTATTTTCATGTAGTATAAATCCCATTTTTTTCTATCTTACTTAGGTTTGTTAAAAATAAATCATAATCCTTTAAGGTCTGAGTTGCTTCATAATCCTTCACCGTCAGTACAAACTTATCTTTCATTTCCCTGCACCATTCTAACCATTTCATGATCGGGACGCAATCATTGATATTATCGTAACCTTTGAAGTGATTCCAGTAGCTTCTTATCACAAAAGGAATTTCATGATCGAACCTTTCGTTGGACTGTAACCAGAATGCCATTTGAGCATCGTAATTGGCCGTAGAATCGCTTAAATATTTCTTTTGGTATATGTAATTGTCCTGACCAAGAAAGTCGCTTAGAAACGAAATTTGAAGGTTTTCAGAATCGTTATGATTAATGCTTACAATCGCTTCCGTATAAAGGTTCAGGTTATAAAAATAAACAAACGATACCTGATTCAATGCCCAATGTTGAAATGGGTTTGAAAGGACTGGTATGATTAAATTATTTGAGTTTGGCCATTGGAGAAGTTCTTGATTTGTTTCGATAAACTTCATTGTTATTTGATTCTAAAAGGTCATCAATAGTTGGCCCATCAAAATTTAAGGTTTTGACGGCATCCCAGTCGGCTTGAATTTCTTTATCAGGCACGGTATTCAAATATTCAACAAGTAATTCAGCGGATGATTTTTTCATTGTTCTGTAATTTTCACAAGTATAAGTAAAATAATCCGTATAGTCAAATCAATTAACCAAAGGTTAACATTTAGAATGGTGTTGCTTGTTTAAACATTTCTTTAAAGACTTGATTTGACGGATTTACCCGTTGCAAGTATCGACAAAACCAATCGTATTGTTTCTTTTGAATTGCTGATTTTAAAATCGATTCAAACTCACGATAGTTGGTTTGTTCTTTCGCTTGCAGGAGTGCATCTTCAAACTGTTCGTATTTTGAAAATGATTGTTCTGTGATTAATTTTGATATTTTCATTTTGATTTCCTGATTGTAATTCGTTTAGGATAGTTTTCTTCTATTTCCCAATCCTTAGGGATGAACTTTTTAATCATTCGAAGTGAAAAATGGTAACGTGGACTATCAGCAGGATTAAATACCAATATTTCGGCATAGGTTTGATTTTTGAACTTTGGAATAATTTCATCTCTAAATATCTTTGCGACTGTATCACTTCTACGGTCTAAATCTCTCGTAGTTGTATCTGGTAATTTGGTATATACTCGTTGGTTTGTTTCTGGATCAATCCACCAAGTCTTAAATTCATAAAAAGGTTCAATCTTTCCGGGATATGCAACCATTATTGCATAAAATTTTATATCGGTTGAATCTGTAAAATACCATATTTCATTTTTTTGATTGACATACTCATACGCATTACTCGGATTCAATAGTTCCACAAGCATTAAATTTGTCCATAACCAACTTCCATCAAAATCATGAATCGGCTCAACTTGATCTTTTTGTTTTAATTCATTAATAATTTTATCAACCTTCTTGGCTGCTATCGTTAATTCACATTCTTCAATTATCTTTCTTATTTTCATCTATACAATTCCAAGTAATTGGTTAAGTGATTTTGAATGTAAGGAAATGAAGGGATTGCTTTTTGGACTTCAAACTGATTTAAAAAACTTATATCTTCTGGTTTTAACCTTGATATGCGCCATTCAATTAGAAGTTTGTTGTAAATCACCCCGTTAATTCCCGGATTATTTTCGGTATTGATTTGATTGTATTGGACATAATCAATTTCCATGATCGTATTTAAAGGGCTATTTCTTTTTTGAACAAAGAACCTTTGTATCTTTCCGATTTGATAATCTTCATCAGTTGGGCTTGGATAAAAGGAAACTGGTGGGACTGACTTGTTTATTTCTAATTCGTTTATCTGGTTGAACCTTAGTATGTCCTGGGTCGGATTTAACCTTTTTTCAAATAATTCAACACTTCCAGTTTCAGGCCGGAATCCTGTAAATTTTTGTTGGGTCGGAAGGACGTGATACGGACCGATATAAATTTCACCATTTTTCAACACGAAACTACCATCACTTGAATATAATCCAAGTTTTATTTGGTGTAAATTGAAATATGGTTGCTGAATGTTTGGCATATTATAGTTCTATATAATTGATATTAGGATAATACCCCAAAATTCCTTGAATATTCGTATTCCAATCAGAATTTGAAAAGGTATGCGTTATTTTTGTACACATAAAATACGACTTCAACGTGTTTCGCCATTTCTTTGGAACCTGAGTTGAACTGATCGCATTTCCGGGAATGAAACCCCATGTACCGTCAATATCAATGCTAATTGACAATCCCGGATAATGGACTAATTCGTTTGTAGCCGTATCTGGATTATTTTTATGTAGCCTTGACATTACGGATTTTAAAGCATTAATTTCAGTCCCGTCAAATTGGTTTTCACCTAAGTTTCCCGGATTTTTGATAATCGCGTCTTTATCTTGTTTGGCCTTGTCGTATTCCTTTTGACGCTGATCGTTTAAATCTTTACTACAATCACGAAGGGCTGAAACTGCATCACCACCTTTACTGGAACCTACGAACATAGCAGCCTTATATTCTTGACTTCCTACGTTTGATTGAACTTCACAAGTTCTGGTAGAACCGTCACCGTCAACGGGATCAAAAACAACACAATTAAGAGTATCAGTTACCCCGAAGTTTTGATCAACAACAATCAATGATCTAAAATCATCGGGATTTTCGACCAATTGAAGTTCCATTGCGCCGCCTGTTGCAGCAGAAATATGACCTGAAAGTTGACGGAAAAAATCAATGATATTTACGACTTCTTCTTGTTTGTCTTTAATCGTATCCACTTTATCGGCTTCTGCCTGTTCGGGCTTGGTTGCATCATTTAAAGCAGCAACAACAAGGTCACGATGGACAAGAATATTTTGAAGGCGAATGTCGCCGCTTGAATTGGATTTCACGGCTCCTAAGTTTTTACAGTCAGCGTCGAAATTTTTACCATTTCCTTTATCATTTTTGTAATTGGCATCGCCCAAAAGTAAAACAGTCAATGGATCACCAGAAGTAATTCCGCTGGCAACTTTCGATTTTGAATATTCGGGGTGAAATTCAACTTTTAACTTATCGAATTTATCGCGTTCATGTGCTACTGAACAAGTTAATGATTTTAATAATTGATCGTTTATCAATCGGTTAACCACGTATCCAAGTGATAGATACACCTGATTATTTGCGGCTTCTACTTCGTTTTTTGTCCCTGAAACTTTTGCAATGATTCCTCCGGCCCAAGCCATAAACTTTTGGACGGTATTTCGGATGTGGTCACCAGTATAAACCACAATTGCGGCACTTTGATCCTGTGAACCGGGAGTATAATCTTCAAATGAAGTAATTACTTCACCATCCTGCAAATCATCCAAAGATGTAGTTCCATTTTTTTGCGCGTCAGCCGTAACCAATTGGGCAATCCCTTTAACGGGGTGTTGGGTTGGACTTCCACCAAAATCATAAACCAAATATTTCAACGGGCCAGTATTTTTACCTTGACCAGTTCCACCAACGGCATTACAGCCATTACAAATGACCGTTTGCATATCAAGGTTTTTTATGGCCTGAGCAGATGAAACAGCAGTAAATTCACAAATCCAATGCCCATCTTGTGTTGTGTTAAATGAAAAAGTTGCGACCGTGAATCCTTTCAAAGTCGTTCCTTTACCATAACCCCAATTCTTGTCAGGATATCCAAAACTCGTATCAATTTCATTTCCCGGCAGCAAGAAATATTTTTGAACCATTTCAAAATCAGAAATCTTGTAACACCTGATTCTGCCTGTTATTTTTCTTGCTAATCCGTGTTCGCCCGTATATTCAATTACGACCGATTCTAAATCAGGAAACGGTTTAATCGAACCTCCGCCATAATTGTAAACATCTTCGATTTTTTCTTGTTTTATAGGCAAAGTTAAATTTCCACTACCACCACAACTCATATCATGCCCTGTTAATGTTATCCATGCAGGGTTACGCATAGACACACTTTTTCCGTCTTGAACCTGAACCCGATCCTTATTGTACAACGACCTTCTGGCCTTCAAGATATTAATAATGTCACCTTCTTTTGGATTTCTCCTGAATAAACTTTCTGCCAAATCAAACCTTAATTTTGTGCGTCTCTAAATAATTCTTCAATTTCATTTCTGGTTAAATCCGGTATTCTTAACCTAATACCTACTGGAATCCTGATCGTAGCATTAAATAATTTATTTGCTTTGGCGATTATTACCCAATAACGGGTATCCCCATAAGCATCAAATGCTAACAATTCCAAACGATCACTTGATTTTGTTATGATCCAATTATCACTTGATTTTCTAGGAACCTTTGGGTAATAAAGGGAACTAAATCTTCGTTTACCTTCGGCAGTAGGAATTATATCAGTAAATTCATCGTATCTCTGCATTCGTTTCCCTTAATTTTAAAATAAATAAGCCTTATCTGCATCTGGTCTATATCCTTGACTATTTGCAAGCACTTTGAAGGTTAGATTTATATCCGTGTAAAGTGGCTTGTTATCGATCCACGGAGTATCATTTTTCCAGTCGTAAGTCAATGAAGTAATTACCCCGTAACCTTTGAATAATTTTCCGATTTGCATCAAACATTGTGGACTTGAATAACCTTGACCTGAATCGTAAATCGGATATGTCATTTTTCCCAATCTAGGAAGAAGTTTTTGATAATTTTCTTCATGTTCACGTTCATTAAACGCGACTAAGAAGAAATTAAGAGAATATTGTCTGTTTGCACCGCCATAAAAAACTTTCGGGTCGGCGCGCCCCATATCAAAAAATTCATTATACGTCGGATTCGACGAATCGTTAATGGAAACAATATGAGCTTCAAATTGAAGCTTCCATTCGTCAGGATGAAGCTGACCTGTTCCCGGATCATGCCTCCATAAATAAAATTGTTCTTTTGGGAAATCAGTTCTTGGTCTAGGCATTATTTATTATTGTTCTTTGCTTTTAAAATTGAATTAACCTTTGAACTGTCCATGTTAACGCTTGTATCTTTGCGTACCAGAAGTTCAAGTAAATAAACCATCTTATCAAGTTTCAATTCCATATTTCGGAAATCTGAAACCATGTCGGTGTTGTTATAAATATCTTGGGTTTGGTTTATTCCTGCCTGTTGAAGTTTAACGTTTGCTTCTGCTATCTTTTTAACGTCTAACCTTTTATCTTGGGCAACTGCTTCCTGTTTTGGTAATTGTGGTTGAGCGATTTGAACCTGAACCGGACTAACCTTCACATTCGTATTATCACGTTGAACTGGATTTGATTCAACTACTGGTTTGATTTTTTGCTGAACCTTTGAATCGATCGTAAAATCTTGAATTTTAGAAAGTTCACCTAAGTCAACTTCTCCCAACGATTCAACCAAAGAAGTAATATTAATGGCTAAGTCACCGATTGCATTGGCCGCAAGATACAGCGGATTTGCCATATCAGCAAGTCTTTGCAAATCTTTAACAGCATCGCCGCCGAACATCTTCGAAATTCCAGAACCAATATTTCCAATACTTGTCATTGCTTGGAATGACATCAAACTTGCCCCTACACTTGTAATTGCAACTGAAAGACCCAATAATTGTGAAATTGGGATCGAAACAAGACTCGTTAATTGAACTGTTAATTCTTTCAATGGTTTCAAATCCAAGTTTTGTAAGGCAAGGTTCATTCCAAATACAGCACCACCAAATAACAATAAACTTGCACTAGCTGCACCAATGACTAAGCTACCAGTAAGAATTAATGGAGCAATGGCCGCAAATCCTACGGCAATTACGCCAAATCCAATTAATGCTACACCTGCTTTACCAAGTGAATCCCAATTAATATCATTAAACAGTTTCATACCCACCGCAAGTGGAATTAATGATGCGCCCAAGATTGCAATTGCTGCTGCGCCAATAATCATCGGCATAGATGCTGATCCCAATAATAGACTTGCTCCAACTAATCCGGCCAATGCTACACCTGCTTTTGCTAGGTCTTCCCATTTAACCGAAGCGAAGTTTTGGACTGCTTTTGAAGTAATCCATAATGCACCGGATAAAATTACCATTGCTGCTGCACCTTTCAAGGCTGAACCTTTGAATGAACTTAAACCATCTCCGATTCCTTTAAGGACATTTTTAATAGAAGTTCCGATGCCGCTTGATAATTCTTTCATGGAAGAAGAAACGAATTTTACGATGTCTGTTAAAACCGTTTTCAACCCGTTCCAAACTGATTGTAAAATTTTTGTCACAGAATCAAATCCCGATCCGACTTGTTTACCTGTTTGCTTAATCGGTTTTTCTACGTCAGTAGTAATTGGTTTTCCTTTCGGTTGTATTGATTTTGGTTCAACTTTTTTAACAGTTTCTTCGATTGAAGTTGGTTCAATTATTTTTTTAGATTTAACCTTTTCAACCGTTTCACTGACCATATCCACTTTCGGGATAACTTTTTCTGCGGAATTAGCCATTGCATCAAATGATCCGGTTAAATTTCCGGTTCCACTCAATTTTTTACTTAGCGAACCCAACGACGAAAAGAATCCAGCGGCTTTATTTTTAATTTTTCCGAAAACGCTAGTAGATTCAGTATCCATCGAACCAAACGCTTTACTTGCCTTTTTAATGGGACTTTCAAGTGAAGTTTCTAATTTTTTTTCTAAACGTTTAGTGAAAGTACGTTCTATACCTTCCTGTAAACTTCCTACCAGCATCGGAGCTAATGACAATGCCATTGAACCAAACATCGATGTCATGTTAGAAGTCATTTCGCTTGTTTGGGCTTCGCCTTCTTTTCGCATAAATAAAAATGAACTAGCAGAATGAATTGCCATCGCAGTAAATGATTTTGCGGCAATATCTCCGATAAGTTTAAATCCTGTTTTAGCCGTATCCGTAGAAATTCCTAACTTAGCAGGTTTTGAAATTTCAGCTTTAACTTTTTTAACAGATGTTTCAACTTCTTTGGTCATTTTTGTGGTTGCAACTTTTACGTCAGTGGCAGTTTTTTCCAAAGTAGATTTGGCGGTTTGTGCCGCTTGAACTTGGGAATCAATTCCTACTTTTGTCGTTTGGGTTATTTCGGAACTGGTAACCTTTGCCTTCGAACCAATACCTGAAAACAAACCAAATATGGTAGTTCCGATTGATGGGATGAATTTAAGAAAACTTCCAAAAGAACTTACTAAAAACGAAATGAACTTAGGGGCGCGAGTAATTGCAAACCATGTACCAATTGCTGCCCCTATCCCATAAACAATTTTTTGTAAACCATTCATGGAAGTGAACGTTGAAGCGATTCCGTCATGAAATGATTTAGTTTCTCCGGTAATAAATGAAATGGCTTCCGCTATTAGCTTAAATGGAACCAATATTCCTTTAACAACAGGAGATAAAAACTTAATAATTCCGGCAATTCCTTTTAAACCTATGATTAACACGTCAATTATAGGGCTAATTGCGTCAATGGCTTCACCTAATGATTCAGCTAATGGAATTAACGCAGTAAATAAAACACCTTTAATTTTTTCCCATGCAACACCTAAACGATCAGTAGATTGAAGTTGACCTAAACGGTTTTGAATGTCTTCTTTTGAAAGGTTTGAAATGTCACCCATTTTTCCGATATTTTTTTGTAAGTACGTTTGTTGTTCTTCCGACAAATCGACCATCTTTTCGTTTAATATTACTGAATTTTTTAATTCTTCATTTGACATTCCGAGGGTTTTGGCGATTTTACTTCTGGTCAAATAATGCATATTATCAAAATCAGCAGCAGTACCAATATTTTTCATGATGGATTTAGTCATCCCTTCAATGTCTCCGGTCAACCCAAGGTCAAATGCTTCCGTAAAATCAATTCCTTGCCCGGTCATAGCATAAAGTTCATACATATCAGTCATGAACCCTTCCAAATCCAACATTTTGTTTGCAATAGAACCTGCTTGTTGTAAACTCATACCCATTCGTCTTACCTGAATTGCTGCTTGGGCAGCTTTATCGGGCATCCCAGCAAAATAAGTTGCTACCATTTCCGCACCGTCAACCATATCCTGAGCGACGATTTGTGGGCTTATTCCGGCCATTTCACTCATGTAGCCAAGGTTCTTTTGAAGATTCAATGCTAATTTTTTATCCGCACCTAAACGTTCAAATGTTTTTTGAAGTTCGACAGCTTGCGTATTTCCGTATCCAAAATACTTTCCTACTTCAACCAATTCAATTGAAAGGTCTTTTGCTTGTTGCGTATCCAAATCAAACATTTTACCGCTTGAACCTATCATTGCAGTTTGAATTTCTTGGATGTCCTTTAATTGGGCAAATTGGTTTTTTTGTGAAGTTAGCGTATCTAATTGAACATCTAATAACTTTTGAGATTGACCAAGACTAATTTTCATCTCGGAAGCCATGTCTTTATACTTGCTTACCAACGATTCAGTAAACTTATATAACAATACAAATCCGGCTACCATCAACGTAACAGGGTTAAGGGCTGCCATTAATGGCATCTTAAACGCTTGAAAATAACCTTGCATCGCTTTCGAATATCCAACACCCTTTCCAATTTCATCCGCAAAACTTTGAACACCACGTTTATGCGCTTCGGTTAAATTCATACTTACTTGACTCAAACCCAAAAATTCACCGATACCAGCAGGAAGGATGGAATTGACATAATCAAACCCACTGCCGATTTTGTTGACAATAGATTCGGCACTTTTCAGTTTTCCGATGAATTTTCCGGTAATTTCGACGGTTTGTTTTTGAGCAATTAAATTAGCAAGGTCAGTTTGAAGCATTTGTTGTTTCAATTCAACTTGATCTACTAACATCTGAGTCGCTATTCCCATCGGTTTTAACAATTCAGTTAATCGTTGGGATTGTAATTCTGTTCGATCTGAACCTAACTTAACTAAGCTGGCAATTTCAGTAAAGGATGATTCAAGATTTCCTACTAAATTATTTTTAGAAACCAAGTCATCCAATGAATCTACCATCTTTTGATATTCTTCGGAACCCTTTCTCAGAATTCCGTTGACATTTGATAATTCTCCGGTATCAATATTAATTTTAATATCCAAACCTTGTGATTGTGCAGCTAAATCTCTTGCAAGGTTAGTCTGTAAGGCTTTATTTTTACTGAAATATTCGGTTAACCCGTCAATTCTAGCGTTTTTTTCTTGCTCTACTGCTTCTAATACATCCTTAACTTCTTTATCTAATTCACCAGTCAAAGGATTGAAATTCAAATCAACATTGAACATTCCGCCAGAAACATTTGAAATCATCCCGTCAATGTCATGGTTGATTTTTTCCAAGGTTCCTTTTAACTTTTCCGTACTTCCAAACCCATCTTCAAACATAGTCGTGAAATCTACTTTCTTTGCGACCATTTTCTTAATCACTTCGTCGGCTCCAATCAGGGAACCACCCATTGCTTGAATTTCTTTCTTGCTTAACTTGACTGCATTAAGGATTTCATTATGATTTTTAAGAAGTGATTTACCTAAGTCACCTTCATCAACCAAATAATCGTGACGTTCTTTCAATAATTCGATATAATCTTTACTTCCTTCGATTATATCGTCATTTATATCGTCAATATCCCTGAATTTCTTTTGAATATCTTCCAAGTCCTTCTTAGTGGCTCCACGATCCTTAGCCCATTTTTGAAAAAACTTATCAGTTTCTTCAACACCAGAAGTAATATCAGAAATCAATTCATTAGCATCAGAAGCATTTTTGGCAAATCCGTCATTTAGCAACGCCATCACCTTTAACAAGTCACGGTTTATTTTGACTTGTTCTCTGGAAAATTCACTGGTCGTTTTAATGACCGAATAAAGTTTTTCCAGCATTTTCTTTACATCTGTTTCTTGTTGCTGTTTTGCCACGTATTATTACCTTATTTAAAATTAGGACTGTTAGCTTTTTGATTTTTGACGTATTCTTTACACCTCCAATTCAATGGATCACGTTTACAAACGTCTTTCAATAGCTTTTCCAGACGTTGAGTGTGATATTTCAACGTTTCAAGTGAACCTTGTAATTCCTGATCACCTTTCGTTAGTTCTTTGGCCGTTCCAAGGTTCCGCTTCAAAGCGTTAAATGCTAAAATCTTTGCTATCGTGGCAAAAAGATTTTCCTGTAATTGCTGTATTTTTCGTTCTTTTTCCATGATTATAAATATCAAAGTGGGTCAAGAAAATAAAGTTGTTAATGAAAGGTTAACTAATTTGGGAAGTTCAATCAAAGGTTCGTACCTTTATGGTATGAAATAACAAAAACAAAATTTAAAATAATGTTTTACACGTATAGACAAAACAATTCAGGTGGGTTTTGGTCAGATAATTTGTATTCTGGCATCACCCGATATGTCATCATCGAAGCAAATTCAGCATCACACGCCAATGAACGAGTCGAAGACATCGGATTATATTTCAATGGAGGCCGGATTGGGCTGGATTGCCCATGTTGTGGCGATCGCTGGTATAAAACATACGAATCGGAAGCTACCGAACAACCAGAACTTTATGGTGAACTGGTTGGTGAAAAAGAAGGAAGCGATATTGCAGTCCACTATTTGGACGGAACCTTTAAATTATTTGGATCGTGAACATCAAATTTGAAGACTTAGTTGGAAAATCCGGCATCTTGTGTGCCGTAGATGATTTTAAATTCCGTATAGGCGATTTAACATTCGAAGCGTTGGAAGATGAAAATGACGGATATCGTTCCGCTTTGGGTGAATTTAAATTGGTTGAAAATATTCGACCAATATTCAGAGAAAAGGTTACGATTTCTGCCGACGACACATATTTTTATCTTACCAATGAAATTGGAAAAGTCGTGTTGAGGGTTGGTACTCATGAATATAAAGATTATTACCCATGTTTTGTTTTCCACTGGGAACCTAAAAATTTATCGACTTATGTCGATGTTGATTCACTTTTAAATACAGTTACAGAATAAAGAACACCAGTTTTCATTTGTTGTCCTGCTTAGTCGAAATGATTGAGCGGGATTCTTATTTGTTAAAGATTTATTATTCATACCCAATTCTTTGGTGAAAATATAAATAGGTCGTATATTTATAAGTAATGACCGAATTTTACGTTCCATACAATCAAATCAAATTCTTTACTTCGAAAGAAAAGGACATCTATCGTCATACTCTGGCGCATAGGATTTATTTGTATTTGTGCCATTACCATCATGGCCGTATCCATTGGAAGGAACGTAAAAAACTTACTCAACTATTTGATACTTCTCATTCTACCTTAGAAAAGGCTTTTGCGTATTTACACGTGAAAGGATTGGTTGATATTAAAAAAGGTGGGTGGGTTCATGCTACTGGAAAAACAAATCTTACTAAAAAAATACTTCCATATGTTGGAAGAGACTTTAATATTGAATTTAAATTTGACTTTAACTTACTTTTTGACCGCAAGAAATTTGCGAACCACCTATTTCTAACTATTTTTCAAGCCTCTGCCATGATTAGAGGTAAGGAAGTGAAACGTAAAGAAGTTCCCCTAACAAATTTTTCCGATTGCAGGTTGCAAGGCGAGGGACTGGATGAAAATCCAGTTTCCGACAATACGGTTTTATCAGAATCAGGGTTTATCCAATTACAGTCACTTACCTACCTTGCTAAAATGACGGATAGGCATCCAATTACCATTTTTAACCGTAATAAACAGATAAATGCAGAAAATCATTATCTGGTAACGGATAATCCAAAACGAGAAAAGGAACAGTCTTTTCGTACTGCTTTAACCCAAGATGGCTTCAATACAAAAGAATATTCACCAATCGTAGGTTTTAGAGATAAGGAAAGTGCTGATAACTATTTATCTAACCTCAAATCGAAGGACAAGTCCTTCTATCCATGTTTCGCTATGGAAGCGAACCACGGAGGATGGGTAATTGCTAAACAAATTCCAGATCGTTACAGGTTTAATGTTAAAACCATTAAATCATTTAACCAATATGATTATAAATTTTCTTCATTGCAATCCTCGCCTTGAAGGAAAAAAGATTATATTGATTAGTGGTTAAATTTTTTTATTGACCTAACCTTTATCACAATTAAGGTTGGGCTTAACTTTTTTAAATAAAAATGAGTGTTAACTGATTATTAACAAATAAACCCTTGACATTTACAAAAAGGTTTGTACCTTTGTAACATCAATTCAGTAAAAATTAAAAATCATCATGATCACTACACTCAAACAATTCCAGAAAAAATATACCCACCACGTAAATAAGGGCTTATCCTTTCATTTGCTAGGTAGGCTTGAAGATATTGCCCATTGGGATTTTGATGTTTTTCTTCCGACCAAAGGAATGAACCTTCAACGTGATTTGGTTTGGACTATTGAACAAAAGTCTGCGTTGATTTTGACCATCCTTCGGGATCAAAAAATTCCACCGATTGTTGTTGTTCAAAACGATAAGGATGAATATCGAAAATATTATTGGCAAATCATTGATGGGAAACAACGCATGACCACGCTGTTTGGTTACTTGAAAAATGAATTTCCTATCGTTTACGAAGGAATTGAATATTTCTTCGATGATCTTCCGGAAGATTGTCAGCGTCAAATAGAAATGTATTCTGAAATTCGAATTGACGTTCATTATTCCTACGCAGATGATCCAATTACCGATCAGACCAAAATTGATTTGTTCGAAGAAATCAACTGGCTTGGAACACCACAAGACATTAATCACTTAAATAAATTGAAGAAATGAAAATAATCAGTAAATTCAAAGACTATTATGACTACCTTCAAGGTTCATATGGTATTGATGAAAAATTAATCCTTGACAGGACTAAGTTTGTTAATCGCTATCCATACGGAGAAAATACAGTCGTTAGATTTTTCATTTGTGGGATGGTAATCGAAGGATTGTTCCGTGATGGAAAGTTTTGGTACGGAAAGGAACTTGAATTGATCAGTTCAACGCGAAAATCAGGTAAATATTGGCCGAATAACGATAAATATTATTTTGTTGAACCTGACAAGTCAAAAATGTATGGTGGTCCCGAATCAGAAGTTTTAAAAATCCCAACTCCTTTTAAAACTTGGATTCAAACTCAAAAATCAATATCTTATCGGAACAAAACGGAAGACATTTGTCCAAATGACAAATATGATTGTCCAATCATCGTTTCAAGTTATTACGGAGATGGGTATGAAGTGAATCCGATCCTTTCGGAATACCAGTTTCACAAGGTATTTTCTGCCCAAGATATTTGGTTCATGCTGACTGAATGGCTTGGAAGGGAAAAACAAATCAAAGAAATGCGTTCAGATAAGGAAAAAATTCTTTCAAACGGATTTGATTTAAAAACATCATTTAGAAATCCAATTAAATAAATAAAAAATGACGATTAAATTCAAAATATTTCTACTTGAATATCAAGTAGTCGAAACCTTCGGAGGTTATTCTGACGGTTACGGTAAAGAACACGTCAATCATCCAGTATTTAAAGCGGCTAAATTCCCACCTTTATGTTGGGATGAATACGATACCGAACCAGAAGCAATTGAAGCCATTGAAAAATATGGAAGTAATTGGTCTGAATATGTCATTCAAAAAGTCTATTCAAAATAGTCCTATTCCTTCCATATTTCACTTCTGTTGGACTTTATACCATAAGGTAAGGGAAAGGTTCAACTGATAAATAAAAGTGTCTTAAACATCAAATATGATTGAAATAATTTTTTGGATAGTTTTTCTATTACTATTTTTTCCAGTATTCAAAGCTGGGTTAGAAAAATCATAAATGAAAATAAATAAGGGTAGCCAGATTATCTCCGGTTACCCTTACTTTCTTGTTGTGCTTTTTCGGCTGCTGCTGCTTCTGCTTCTTTAACGCCTACTAATTTCGCATAATAATAGCTTCGGACGTTGACTGGTAATGAATATGCTTCCATGATGGTTAACGTATTATTTCCATAATAACCAAGTTCAAAGCATTGATCCATTACGACTTTATCATAGGCCGGAGTCAGGCCAAAAAAAGTCTGGTCGGATGGCAATTTGAGTACGAAAGGATTCTCCGGTTTCCTCGTCAATTACTTCGATTTCCATATTTGGTCCCGGCTGTAACTTAGCAACATATTCCCTGAATGATCGTGAATCACGTGCAAGGAAATCATTGTTCAAAAATAACCGAACAAAATCACGGTCAGAATTTCCGTTAACGGATAAAACCATTTCTTCGAATCGAATAGTGATTTGTTGATCTTCTTTCCCGAATGATTTGTATTTTTTCAGTCGTTCGTCGATTTTGCGTTGGTCGCCTACTGTAAGAAGTTTAAATTCAATGGTAACCTTTTCACCTTTACGGGTTTCAAAGGTATATTCGAACCGATTTTCGCCTTTACGGAATTTAGTTTCGTCAATTTCCTTGTTTGGGATGGTTGTAAGGTCAATATCAACCTTTTGCTTCTTTCCTGATGGAGTAGTAACTTCTACGGTATAAATTTCCCCATAACCATAAATTCGACTTGCCAAAATAATGGCATCCTTGTCACCGATTAAAAGATCATCGTATTTGAACTTAGGTGAAACGATAATTGACTGTAAAAATTTATCAATTACGACTCCCTGTTTGATATAACTTTCAGTGGTCAAGATATTTTCTTCTTTGGCTGTCATATCTTTCACTTCCACGATTCCTTGTGAAAGTAGATTTGTTTCGTCATAAACCAAACCTTTCGATGGAAGTTCCACGATGTTATTTGGAAATGTACGTTGAAATGGTGGTTCTGTTGTAAGGTGAACTTTTCCTTCTGTCATAAATTCCTTCTTTTGTTGTTTTAAATATAAGTATCAAGGTTAAATGTTAATGATTAGTTAACGGGATTGAAATATTTGGATAGAAAGGTTAAGTGGTTGTACTTTTACATCATCAAATAAATCATTTAACTTAAAAAATTCAAATTTATGTTTACTTCTTGCGAAAATAAAGGGCTTCAAATGACTTTTGAAAATGGTCTGACAATTTCAATTCAGTTTGGAGTTGGAAACTATTGCGAACGTCGTTCGTTTACTGCTAGTTTTCAATCAGAAATGTCTGAACCAATTATTTGTTCTAAGACTGCCGAAATCGCCATTTGGGATGGCGTGAACAATGAATATAATTTTGGTTCCGATGTTGAATTCGGTTGGGTTTCTACTGATGACGTTGCCGATTGGATTTACCGTGTCAAAAATGCCACTTCACTTGAAACAATTTAAAAAATTCAAATCATGAATCTTAAAATCAAAATCAAACCGACCAGTTCCACCAAACCACATAAACCGTCAGTGCATGAACTTTTCCGTTCATCCATTCATTGCGGAAGTTCCAACGGTGTCAAATGGGGTCATTGGGACGATAATGGAAATGTTATTGGATTTCATTACCAAAAAATCAACCGAAAGGTTAAAACTTCCAAACGAGTCAAAAAAGAATGGAACGGTCAAATCGTTTGGACTAACAAACGTACTTACGAACCTAAAAAGTGGATCGCAAGTTATTACAAGATTCCAATGTCCATGTTGACCTTTATGGGTCTAAGTCTGAAACAAAAGACCAATCATTTTGAATTGGTTAAGTCTAAGTAAACTGATAGCCCTGTTTCTCGTAAAGCGCATAATCGTAGCTGAACGTGATTCGGGGCTGTACTACTTCTTCGGTAGTGTAATCCATTTCGCCGAAATTGATCAAGTTTGCAAACGCTCCGATTAAAGTCCATTTGGCAATTGGTTGATCACTTGGAGACATTATCTGGATCAATACATCCAATTTATATTTTTCACCGTAGAAATCAGTCCCATCATCAACTTTCTGGTGTAAAGTGGTCATGTATTCCCAAAGTTGTTCATTAGTCATCTTTTCATAGGCATACATGACCATTTCAACATCGTTCCATTTGGTTTTACCTTTGATTTTCATCTGGGTATTTCCATATTCCAAAGTTAACGGTGCATTATCGATTTGGGGCAAAGTTATTGATTTGGCGTAAAATCCTACTTCCGGTAAAGAACTGAATTGAATCTTAAACCTCCACGAAGTAATTGGGTTGTATTGTTCAGGCGATAATCTGGCCATTTGTTAATCCTTTGTTAATTGATTTGGAAGTATGATAAAAGGTTCCTTACCTTTGAATTATGAAAAACGTTAAATATTCAGATCAAGAATTAACTTTGATGTTTCCAAAAGGAACCAAAGTAAAAGTTGAAATTCCCAATAAACCAATTCAATTCGGAAAAATAACTTCCGATTGGATTAAATTTGAACGAGTCGGTGTTGAATATGAAGATGGTACTTGGGGTTATCCCCATGCCGATTTTGTAACAGTCGCTTAAAAAAACGGTTTATACGTTGCATAATCGTATCGAATCGTACAATCAATTTCTACGATTCCATCGGTTCCACGATCCATGTCACCAAAATTGACATTATCGTAAAATGCTCCGTGTAAGACCCATGTTCCGACTGGAAGTTCATTTGGATCAAGAACTGAAACTCTTAAATCATGTTTATAAGTTTCTGCTCTAAAATCGGTAGCAGTTTCAGTAATTTGATGCTGCTGCATATAAATCCAAAAATCAAGCAAGGTTACCCCAATAAATTGGTAACACTTAATTGTTATTGGGTTCCATTTGGTTTTTCCTTTCACGAAAAACGAACTATTCCCATGATGCAGTTCCAACGGACTATTGTCAAAACTAGGCTGAGTAGCTGATTTGGCATAAAACATCATCCCCTTTATCCTATTCGTGAAAATAGTATAACGGAAACTCAATACAGGTTCAAATGGTCCGGGAAATAATAATCTTGGCATACCTATAAATATCGAAGAAGGTCAAGTTTTTAAAATTGTCAATGAGTTGTTAATGTTCTTGGTAATTAAAAAAAGGTTTGTACCTTTGATTTATAATTAACGCGGTGGCCGAAAAGCAAACAGAGTAGGCACAAAAACAAATAAATATTTTACATGGAAAAAATGATTTTAACCGATGGTGGAAATCTCCTTCGGTATTGTGAATTAGGTTGGTACTTCCAAAAACCAAACGGCGAATTTATTCGTGAGGTATCGGAAGATGAAGCTGCATTCCTAACCAAAAACGGTCATGAAATTGACTTTCATTTCCCAAATGAACATCCAACCGAATTTCCAGTTTGGAAATTTTTAAAGTCAGTTCGGACTTGTAATGATTACTCCAATTACAAGGCAGAAACGTCTTGTAACGGCGGCGATTACGCTCACTACGTAAATCAAGATTGGTTTGTTGGAAAAGTCAATGGTAAGACTGTTTTCCGCTATGTGCCTCGTTTTGCCACCAGTTCCGAATTTGGTTATGATGAATTAGCAGGAAATTACCAGCAAGATTTGGGGGCATTTCATGTTAGTAATGCATCCGTTCCTGAACGGTATATTACCCAATGCCAATATTGGGATCAAGACATCCAAGAAAACGTTTACGATGTCCATGAAGTCTTGGAAAAGATTTCGGAAATCGGAACCTTTGAACAATTCTGGAACGCTACTTGCGTTCATATTCCTTCTAAATATGAACCAGATGAAGAACTTGAATATCCGACATTGTCAATGACTTCAAAGAAAGAAATCCTTGAAAAATTAAAGGAGTTTGGGATTGATTTACGTGACGGATATACACGAACAAAGAGGGGCGGATTTCGCAAAACCTCAAATCGTCGATAACAAAGAATACACAGGGAGGAGATGGAGTTGGTGAATTAATTTGCTTGCAGTTGGTAACAAGTTTAATTGAAAATCGTCAACCGCAGGAAGGAAGTTTTGATTATGGACTTGAAACTTTCGGAGTTTTTGGAATTTTAAATTTCAAATTAGATTATCCGGTTCAAGTTTCACAGACAAATAACCGAAAATCGGATAAAAGTCCGATAGTGATAACTATAAAACGGCATTATCCGCTCTTTTAACAATTAAATCAACAACTAATGATTAAAGGTAAATGTCACACGAATCTGGATAATTACGACTGTTCAGAAGTTCAGATTTTTGCAAGAGTCCCGAACATAGGAGAACGTGTTATCTGTAAATACAAGGGTAATACATCTTCTTTGCGGGTTTGTCAAATCACTCACGATATTAAGGGCGAAAGAGGAAATGAATATCCGTACATCCTAGTTGAGCTTCATAATTAAAGAAACTGACTATCCGCATATTGTACAGTAACCTAACCGCATTGCGGTTTATTTTATAACTATTTAAAAATCAATTATTTATGAACGAAAACAAAAAACCAATTGAAGATTTGGAGCAAGAATTGGCAATCTTAGACCATAAGCGCATTGAAATTGCCTCAAAGATTTTTTCACTCAACCTGAAAGAAGCGATTGTCAAAAAAATCCTTGAATTAAAAAAGGAGGACGATGATTCCATGTTAGATATAGATATTACTGATATAACTTCATAGACTCTTTCAACGCTTGTGCATTTCTGGGATATTTTGTATCGAAAAGTTTGTTTATTTTTTCGGGTGGATGTTTTCTGAGCAAGACGCACGTCATTGCTAAAAGTTCAGCATATTTCTGCATCACTTCTTGTTTTTCATAAATTTCTGTAAGCATTTTTTGGGTTTTTATATCGTTGGTTAAATAATCTTGGGTTTGTTTTATGATAGCCTCATCAATATTTGATACTGCATCATAAACAGCATTCTCTTTTTGAATTTCAAAATTTTTCTTTAACTCATCAATTTTAAATGAATCAGCATATCCTTTCATCACATTGAAATATTTTTCCATAGACTCTATATTTGCCTTCACCGCATCAGTATTTATTTTCAAAGAATCTATTGAGTATTGTTGGAGTTTAATCCGTTGGTTCAAAAACCAAAAAACAACGATTGGCGCTGCCGTTGAGATAACAAATTGTAAGATAGCAAGAACATCCATGAATAACTATTTAAGGTTAAAGATGTCGCAAACCTACGGAAAAACCTCATATTTACACCGTTCAACCTTTCAAAAATTTGTACACGCATATTGTACAGTAATTCGTCGATAAAATGGATACTTTCGTCGTAAACGACTCTGAATCAGAGATTAATGAATTAACTTTGTTGTATAATTTAAACGAAGTTAACATGAACCTTTTGCAGTTTGTCAAAGATTACCCGAACGAAGAAGTTTGCCTTCAAAAGTTTGTTGAGTTCCGTTTGGAACGCGGTATCACTTGCGCAAAATGCGGTGAAGCAACCAAGCATTACTTCGTAAAGGCTCAAAAACGCTTTGAATGTAGCAAGTGCAAATGCCGCACTTCTTACAAGCAAGGAACTTTGATGGAAAAGTCAAAGATTTCCGTTCAAACTTGGTTCATGCTGATTCACTTAATGACCAGCATCAAAAAATCTTTGAGCGCATTGGAAGTTAGCCGCCAATTGGATGCTCGCTACGATACGATTTGGTACGCCATGCACAAAATCCGTTCTGCAATGGGGAAACGCGATGCGCGTTATGATTTGAACGGAACTGTTGAGATTGATGATGCGTTCTTTGTAGCAGTTGACTTAGGTCGTGACAAGGACGAAGAAATTAAGCGTGGTCGTGGTAGCCAACGGCAAGCAAAGGTTCTTGTGATGGTAGAAAGCGAACCCGTAAGCAAAGAAGTGAAAATTGAAAAATACGGAAAAGACACGCAACACCGTAAAGACCGTAAGATGGGTTTTGTGAAAATGGTCGTGGTAGATGATTTGTCAGAACAAACAATCAACTACGAAGCAAATAAGGGGCTTAACGAAGACGTGGTTGCGATTTCTGATGATTGGAAAGGGTATCGTGGCCTTGGTAAGGTTATTACCAAAGTGAATCAAATGGTAGTTCCTCCAAAACAAGCAATGGACAAACTGCCTTGGGTTCACACGGTTATTTCAAACGCAAAGAAAATGACCGCAGGAGTACATCATTCAGTTGCAAAGGAGTATCTTCAAAACTACTTGAACGAGTTTTGCTGGAAAATCAACCGCCGTAACTTTGAATCAGATTCGTTTGAACGGGCAATGTGCATGGCAGTAGATGAATATTGGTGCTAAACGGTTTGACCCTAAAAAGCCAAACACCCCAACAATCATACCGATTGGGCCATTTCCGATGCAAAGGCAATTGCGATTTTGGTATTATTTAGTAAGGTTGGCTTAACAGCTCTTGTCTACGAGCATCACTCATTTTTATTTTGTGATTATGTTCGATTTCTTCAATCATTTTAGTGATAAAATGCTTAGGAGTAGAACATACGGTTATTTTATGAATCGTGCTTGTAGGCAACTCGAAACATAGGTCATCAGATGGTTTAATAACATAAACCTGATTGTCTTCATTAACCTTGTTTTTATCTACAACCCATTCAAACGAAAATGGGTCAGAATAAGCCCCAGTATTAATAGTGCCGGATATTTTTATTGACTTCTCGTTGACATCGGCCTTATACGTTCCATATAGATATGCAGGTTTGGCGTATTCATCAATATATCCATCATCGGTAAAACGAGTTCCTTCAAATGCAGGTTGCCAATCACCGCCCTTATCTTTTATGGTTTCTAACTCATGCATTTTAATTTTGATAGTATTATCACTTTCAGTTTCGCCATAGTCGAATTGAACTTCATATAATACTGGGCCAACCTGAACAGTTGTACTACCAAAGGTTGTTGTGCTTGGTGCAGAATAGCCATAAAATTTTCCCGCAAGTTGCGGCGTTTTGCCACAACCAGTAATGATACCTAATAAAAGTAACACGAAGATGAAAGAAAGGTAATCTTTGATGCGGGATTTAAGAGCGTAAGCGTATGACATTTTAGATAAAGGTTAGATACATTCCCAGTCCAGAAGAATGTAGTTAAAAAAAAGAGTTTCGGACTGAAATTCATGTATTTTCTAAGAGACCTTGAAAAGAGAGAATATCTTGCACCTCACAAACTAAATCAATGCGGCCCGAAACAAGAGGGCGTAAATGTACCAAACATTTGTCAGGTTTGAAAACTGAAAAAAATTAGATACTTATACCAAAAGGAGACTCAAAATGGACAAACCCAAATCTACTCATTTAGCCACCGAAAGGAATATGCCCTTGACCATCGAAGAAGCGAATATGCTAAGAAATGCGTTATCGTGGTTTGAAGACGATACGCCATTTTTGAAATACTGTGAGGAAATGAAAGCCCTCAAAGTAAAGAAGAACCAAGTCTTAGTGTACGCTAATGACCTGATAAAAACGATGAAAAAATATGAGAACTTACCGCCAATTACAGGGGTAAAGACAAAATTATAATTCTGTCATTTGTTCGGTTAGTTCTTTTTGCCAAGCACCAATTTGTTTACCAATTATTTCCTCAATAATTGGAACGGACTCGTCAGTAAGTTTTGACCGAATATCAATTAGCAGTGAAATTATCGCCTTCATGTGCGATTCGTTACGAACCATTGCCGCAAGCATTTCTGCATGATAAGGAATATCTTTGAATTGTTTTTGGTCTTCCATGTGATAAAGTATTTGAGATGTGATGACTTTCGACCCAAAAGTAGCAGAAAACATCTGAAAAACGTGAAAAAATTTGCAAATAGTTGATTTTCAACCGTTTGTGATTCTACTGTACAATATGCGGATAGTCAACTTAAAGAAATAGGGACAAGGTTTTAACACCAAGTCCCTATTTCTATTTTGTCCAACAACTGACAATTTTAACCGTGATTTTGTTTTGCCAAATCAGCAGAAGTACGTGAACCTTGAAGTGCTAACAAGATTGTTCCGATCCATTGAAGTGCAGTTGCACCCCACTCTGGAAGGACAATAATTCCGGCCAAAGTTCCTTGGTCTGCAAAATAAACCAAAGTACCTAAAACCAACACAATTAAAGTCGCTACTTTTGCATTTTTAGCCTTAAACTTGTCCCACAAGTTCACCAATAAGTTAACTAAAAAATCTGGAACCATAATATTTTCCTTTTTAAGTTTTAATTTAATAATTAGGAGTAGGTCGCATAATCGTAACAAATGGTAAGTTCCGCAGTCGAAACGTCATCTGTTCCACGATCATGAGTACCGTAAGCAACTGTTTCAAAGAATGCACCTACTAATTTCCAAGTTCCTACTGGTGCTTCGTCAGGACCAAGTAGGTGCAATTGAAGGTCATGTTTGTAGGTTGGAGCGTAAGTGTCAGTCGCAGAATCAACCGCTTGGTGTTGCTGCAAATATCCCCATAATTCAGTAGCGGTAATTCCTTCAAAGTTATAGCAGGAAATTGTAATGGAATCCCATCTTAATTTTCCCTTAACTTTAAAATACGAGTTTACATATTCAACAGTTACCGGAGCAGATTGGTGGGTTGGTTGCGTAGCAGCCTTACCATACAATTGAACATTTGGTAGCTTTGAAGTAGTAATCATATATCGGAATTGCAAAATTGGATTGTGCGCTTCCGGTGTTAAAAGTCTTGGCATTTCTAATTTTCCTCTGTTTATTATAAATATCCGAACCTTTGAAAAAAGTTTGAAGGTTCGGATAATCTATTCTTATTATTCGTTAGTGTCAGTAGGGAACAACGCACCAGTAGGAAGTACCAAGAAATCCACGATGATGAATTCAGCCGTTTTTGCAGGCTTCAAATAAATCTGCGCTCGCATTTCGTTACGGTCAACTACATCCGGAGTATTGTTACTTTCGTCGATAATGATCCGATAATCGTAAAGACCTTGTTGGTTTTTCACTCTACGGAAATAAGGATCAGTAATTTCAATGAACCTAGCACGTGTTTCTACGGTGTTGTTTTCAAATACCAAATACTTAACCGTGAACGCAATAAACTTCTTAGCGTCAATTAACAAACGTCTAACGTTGATACGGTCAAATGCACTTTGTTTCTTTTGAAGGGTTTTCTGACCCCAAACTGTAACACCTTGACGTGGGAACGTAGCGATAGGGTTAACTGATTTAATATAAAGGTTATCACGGTCGCCTTGTGTCATCAAACGTTCAGTTTGGATAACTGTATCCAACGTACCACGATTCAAACCAGCAGGTGCATACCAAGGATGTGCAACCAAGTCGTTAAATGAATAAACGGCTGAAACAATCGCAGAAGGTGGAACCCAAATATTACGACCCAAATCTGGATCAGGGATCATGCACCAAGGATAGTAGTAACAAGCGTAGTTTGTATTTCTAGCTTCGGCAGCCAGTTGTGCCTGACCAACAGTTGAGCCTTTGTAAGTCGGGTCAATTACATAAAAAACGTCGCCACGATCTTCGCACATATTAATCGCTCTGGTAATAATTGCACCGTGACCGTTTAAGTTATCAATTAATCCCGGAGTAAATAACAAGTTAATATCATACTGGTCTTTGTTTGAAAGAATGTCAATTGCGTCTTGATAAGCGGCTTGACCCCATCCACCAGATGCAGGATTGAAACCTTGTGTGTTCGTTGCAAAAATATTTTCGTTCATTGCTCTTGGGTGAATAACGTTTCCATCACTTCCACCCGCAAAGGTTCCACTAACAGCAGCAGGTAATGAACCTGAAAGACTTGCATCACGTACTGAACCATTTGAATTGATATAATTGAAAGTATTATTTGTTCCTTCGATACGAATGAATCTACTTCTATTCGTAAATGAACCTGAACGTTCCAAATAAGGAGAACCATTAGAATCATAACGAAGCGTATTAACCATATCGCCAACTACTCTTGGAAGGTAGTTTTGTGTGTTCGGATCAAGACTTACTTGTGAATATTGTTCCATCAAAACCTTACGGTTAGAAATGTCATCACCTCTACGAATATAAAGGTCAAACACACCCCTTGATGAATCAACATTTGCAATTTCCCAACGAATATTGAACTGAGAACCACTATTCAAAATATTATTTGAAGTGCCTTCGTCGGCAGTAACACCAGAACCAGAAACAGACGCACTTAAACGTCCTGAATTGGTAATATCACCATCATTCAATGCAACAATCTTAAACGCCATGTTATTGGCCGCAAAAGTTACAGAACCGCTTGCAGCAGTTGATAAGGCCGCATAACTTGAACTGTTAATTACGTAAGAATACGCTGGCTGATAATTCGCGTTAAGAATCTTAACGACCGTAATAACCTGACCATAACGCAAGTATTCCTGAACACAATGGGTAGTCAAGTATTTGTACATCTTTTCACTTGCACCACTGCCAGAAATAAACGTATCGCCAAACCATCTAATATATTCAGAATAAGTTGAAATAGGAGTCGGTACGAATGCAGGGCCACGAACAGTTGGTCCGATTACTGCTGCACCAGCAGCTTGAATTTCTAACGGACGGAAACTTTGGTCAGTTTCGCGTTGAAAAACTCCTGCGCTTAAATATACGTTGCTTTGCGCCATTTTGGCATATCCTCATTTTTGTATTTTAATTATTTATAACCAATAACCCAACCATCTAAAATATACTTTTCTATTTCTTCCGTTGGAATTATTCTTTTATGATTGGTTTTTGTATTGTGCATCCATTTTCCGCCAAGTCTACTTTTTTTAATTTCACTCGCAGTTGATATTTGTTTAATCGTTCCTTTAACCCAACCACCATTTAATGCTGCTTCAAGTTCCGTTTCTTCTATCTTTTTTTGAATATTTAGTTCTGGTTTAGAAACAAACACTATTTTTTTGCGATTAAAATAAACCAAACCTAATTCCCAACCTTCATCTAAGTATCCTTGAACTTTTTCTGGCCTAACGAATCTTTTTTTCTGTATATCAGTTTTATGAATCCACACTGAGCCTTTACTTGCATTTACCAATTCACCGCTTTTAATTCTTGGATCATCACAATCGACTCTGAATTCATTTCCATCTTTGTCTTTAACATTGACTTTTCCGATGTTTGCTAATCGCATTTTTTCAAGACCTTGTTCGGAATGAGTATTTTCTTTCCAATAGTCTTTCATAAATTCGATATGCTTATCAACTACTTCTCTGGATTTTTTTGTTCCGGTATGAATTCCTACTAATTCTCCACGTTTCCATCTTTCATCGTCTTTGTTTATGAAAACTGTATTTCCAAATTGATCCCTTGCACTGAATTTTCCGACTAATACAAATGGAAGCTCACCAGATACATATCTTGGATCGGATACTGGAATTCTTATAACCTTTCCATCTACATCTCTAACAGAAACCAATCCAGTATTAATTTTTCTAAGTTTTTCTCTGGCTGCTGGTCCGTGAGTAATTAATCCGGTTCCTTGATTTGTGGCGTTGTAAGTGTTTTCTGAATTTACAAACTCTTTTGTAAGTAATTCAGTTTCCTTATCTACCATTTCTTTCCAATTATCAAAGACAAATAAGATTTCTTTTGAAAAATTCTTTCTGCCCACTCGTTTCATATCTTCTCTTAATTCAGTCCCAGAACCCATGTAATTATCATTGATGTTGTTGGTTGAATGTCTTCCGATATAAACTTTTTCGTTAATTAAATTAGTAATCTTGTAAACGATATAAAACTTCATTGTTCAATTTTATTTCTTATAAATATCCACGAATTTTTCCAAACCAATGTGACCCCTTCGGTCGATTTATTTATTCGTTTCAAAAAATTTATTAAACGCAACCAACACATTTGCTATTCCGCTTTTAATTGGGTCTCCATCTTTAAATTCGGGATTAGATTGGACGTGTTGGTTCAATTTTTGAAGTTGTTTGTGAATGGTAGTCATATTGTATTTGATTTGGCTATGAGCTGAACCTTCGTTTAATTTTCCAAATGAACGTTCGTATGTTTCTTTGAGTGGGTGAATGTTTTTCATTTTTTTCTGACCTTTTATTTATATTTCTTATCAATAATTCTAATAATTGACATTGCGGCGTTCATTTCCGGAACATCAATAAATTTAGCATACGATTTTACAAAAGTTAATACTTTTTTCTCACCATCACTTAAATTTTCTTCATTCAACATTGTCTTAGTAGTTTTCTTGACAAAGTCTTCTACTATCATGATGTCGCGTTTGGTAGGTTTCATTGGTTATTTTACCTCTTTAAATGTTTGTTTAATTGCGTCTTTGATTTGGTTATCGGCTCCTTGAAGTATTTCGATAACTTTCAAACTTAATACCTGATTAACCCGTTTAAAATATTCTTTTAACGCTTTGGTTATGTCAGCAGTATCTTGTTGATTAGTTGCTCCAACTTCATACGCATTTATTAATTTTTTAATTTCTGGACTGAACCCCTGAATGCCTAATGACTTAGATTCCCCACCGCCATAAATGGCGATAGAAAGTTCAATTTTACCGTCCTTTCCCGGTTTCAATTCAATACCATTATTGAACCCGCCATTAGCATACGTCATGGTGAACTTCAATGATTCATCCTTCTGGACCTTTGGTTCCGGTTTCTTAGGTTGTTCTGGCTTAGGAACAGGTTTTTGTTGCTCTGGTGGTTGTTTTTCAACCGGAGGCTTACCCTGTTGCTGAGGCTGTTTTTGATTTGGTAGTGGCATTTATTTTTGGCCTTTTATTGGACTTAACTTATATTTTTTACGTAATACGTTCATTTGAGTTATCAATGGTAAAATTTGACTGTTATAAATTTTACTTTTTTGGCTTTTTAATTTTGCCATTTCTGCTAAATCGGCATCTTCGGCTACTTTTGCAAAGTCATTCCCTACGTATCCCGGCATATTATTTCTAATAGTGTCAGGATTATAATCGGCTTCGTTCATAATTTTCTTAGTAGTTTTCTTAACGAAATCTTCTACTATCATGATGTCTCGTTTCGTTGGTTTATTTTTCATCTTAAATTCCTTTTTAATTCGTTTGGGTTAATAATTTCTTGCACGTCGTCATAAATGATTTGGTCTGTACTTTCTTCAAGAAACTTAACCTTTTTGACCGAAAATGCTTTTTGTATTTTTGATTGTTGATATTCGTATTCGTTTCTTAAATATCCGTCTACTTGCAAACTGATTGTCGTTTTTATCAACCTGTCTTCACCGGGAACATTCACGTTATCAGGCGTTATTGATTGAATTGTTGTCCTGAATTTATGAAAGTCACCCCAAATATGATTTGACATCGGAATTAACCCTTGAAGTAAAACGTTCATTTGTTCTTGAAGGTCAGTCCAAATAATTAAATCATAAGTTATTCTGACATATTCAGGAATATCGACAAGATAATATTCGACTGATTCCTTTGCCAGATATTGACCTGCAACTTTATCGAATTGCATACCTGAATTTTTATAAGGGATTAACCTTTGCTTCGGAAATGCTACTGAATTACCACCCCAAACTTGTCCACCTAATGTCGCAATTCGTTCATCTTGGGCAATGTCGCCCCGCTTGATAATGATTAAAGGGGACTGAACCTTTTTCATGTTGTCCCGCAAATAACCATGCGCTCTTACTTGCGCCCACTTTTCACCGTTAGCAAACATAACCGGAACCGGAATTGAAATATCGTTTTCGATTACCATTGGTTTCCAATTGGATTGGATATGGTAAAACACAGAATAATCGATGTCATACAAGGTTACCTTCGGAACCTTTACAGTATCATTGTCCCTACGCATATTTGTTGCGCGGTTAAATGACGTAACGGTTCTGCCGTCTTGGTTAGGTTGGATATGAGGGTTTGACATTTATATTAATCCAAGTTCATCATAAATTCATATACTTTTGGTGCTTCATCATGAAAATTTGCGTCAATTAATAATTCCTTTACTAATTCAGCAATATTTTCATAATCCCATTTTGTTTGAGCATTGATAATCGGAACAATATCATTGGTTGCCATTTTTGAAAATTTATCTTGCAACATTCGCATTGAGCCGCCCAGCTTCCATTCATCCGATTCTGATAGTTTTTTCTTATTTTTCATCATCGATTTAGTAGTTTTCTTTACAAAATCTTCTACTATCATGATTTGTCTTTTCGTTGGTTTCATATTATAAATTCCTTGGTATGTTTTGGATTTTAGTAATTCCAGAACGAACCTCGACTAAGTTAAGGTTAGACACTCTGGTTAAGTGGGTTGAACATTTAACCGAAATATTATACCCGAATTCATAATTGCTTCTTCCTTCGGTGACAATCGGTAACGTTTCAGGGTTCCTTCCGAACCAAAACTGATTTTCGTTGGTATTGTCGATTTCGTAATAATTTGCGTTGAATTGAATTATATCCCCTTCGGCTGGTACTATGTCATAATCTTTGAGATCGTCGCGTAGAAACGAAAATACGACGTTCTGGTTGACATTCATACCTGTATCTTGATCGTCCATTGTGATATCTTCTTTTGAAACCAAAGTGAACAATCGAATCGGATTAAAATAAACCTTTTTGGAACTTTCCCCGTACATCGTGATTTCGGTATCATTCAGGCTGAGTTTATAAAACGCAACTTCCACCGAAATAACCTTGTTGATTAATTCTTTGGAAATGTGTTTTAAAAATAATGCGTCTCTTCCTGTTGTGCCGAACCTTGCCATCGATTAAATCAATCCTCTTTTTCCTGATGCATAAAAACTTCTTACCATTTCATTGATTTGAAGTGCTGATCGGTTTAAAAACTTTTCTATCGGTTCAACTTTTTTGCTTCCCATCCATACATGACCTTCTTTCAAAGTCAAAGGGGCATTTGGATATTTAAGTCGCATTGACTGGCTAATATTGGTGAACCTTGCCTTTTGACTTTCATTTAAAACTGCTTTTTTTTCTTTTTGAGTTTCTGGTATTTTACCAAAAAACCGTTCATAATTTTCTTTTAAGTTCATATTTAAATCCTTATTGTTTTTGTCGGTAGCTTAATTGGTTTAATTGTGTCTGGCTCAAATTGAAATATAGAATCCAGTCGCGTTTCATCAATTTCAAATTCGCAATTTGAATGAAGTTTTTTAATCAAATAAAGCGTAAAACATTTATTATATTTTCCAGTGTATTTGATTTCAATTTCATTTTGGTCGTTCATATACACGTCAAATGAACCGATATGTTCTTTGTCTGTTTGAACCTTTGGGTTCACCGAAAACAATAAAAAGATTGATAATATTGCTATTTTCATAATAAAAATTGGTAAAAGGTTAATAAAGGTAATAACATTTTTATATACAGTTTTAAAGGTACGAACTTCAATTGTGTTTGAAGGTTTTCCGATACTGCTGTTTTTCTTTCCAATTGAGCCTGAAATCCCATTGAATCCAATACTTCTTTCAATTCAGTCATCAATGCGTCTTGTTTTTCCTTTCCGGTTGAAATTAAATCGGCACCATTCAAAGTCACTTCACCATCAGGTATTGGGATAGAAGCAAATTTATTACGGATATATCCCAAAGTTTCAGTTACAAGCGCAAGTGAATATCTACGAATCCATTGCCTTCCGATTTCATTGATATATTTGAAAGTAATGGTTTGATATGGTATATTTGAAATATCACTTATTCTTCCACCTAAATCGCCCTCATTAAATGAAGGACTTGCGTCCTTATCAAGCGTGTAATTGAACCAAAGTCGTACTGTATCAGTAGGAATTGGGAAAATTCTAAGTCTGTTTCCGGTTAATTGAAATGAATATCCGCTTTTACGGATTAAATCATTAAATTCAACTGCTTGCATCCGCAAAACATCGTGGTAAAGTGGCATTAATAAATAGTTTCCCGGAACGGAATAACTTGACCAACCAAATTGCGACATCATTTCTTGTGAACCAAATCCGGCTCCCAATGTTGGATCAAGTAACCTTGATAATGCAGGAGTATTTTCATGAAATATTCGACGAATAACAAATTGATCAGTAGCAAATGATCCAGTTTCAATCGAAGCATCTCTGATTAAATCATAAACTTGCTTATTCGGGGTTAACGTTACTGAACCTGTGTAATAAGTTTGTGTACCGCCAGCACCGACTTCTGTCCCGTATGCTTTTGCTAATTTAAAAATTCCTCTAAGTGTTTGGGGAACATATTTTTGGGCTAAATTAACCGATCCGGTCGGCTGACCTTGTAAATTAATCAGTTGATCCCTTGCCTGATAATAATTCAATTGTGCGCCATATTCATTTACTGCTTCTTCAAAGGCTGCATAAAAATTCACTTCTTGTAATTCTACGTCCATGATAGGGAAACCCAATCGTAGGGCTGCCCATTTAGCCAATGATTCAGCTTCATCCTGAAAATCAGAATCATTATCGTAAAATCCAAAAGGCGTAAAGGTTAATGGAAAAAAACTTCCCGAACCTTGCCAAATTTCTATATTAGGTGAATATGACGGCATAACTTATAATTATCCTATTTTTTCAGAAAACAGTTACTTGTTCGACTGTTAATTTCCTTTCAAAAAATACTGTTTGGGCTTCTATTAAAATTGGGCTTCCTTGTGAACCAGAAACAGGTAAGGTCACTATTATTGAAGGTTGTGAATATGAACCAGTCGAAGCAAATTGAATGTCATCTAACGGCATATTAAGTTCCTTGGGTTAACAATGCTCTTACAGTAATATTATTTGGAAGAGATGTTGCTGTGTATCGAATGTAATTTCCGACTGTATCTTGTGCTGCTGACCAACTATTCCATGTTACTGCATCCGTTGAATATTCCCACGTACCGTATGCGACGGAGGTAATATCGTCGTCGTGAATCATTAATCCGTTTGCAACATTGAACAATCTAATTCTTAAATTAGGGATGTTTGAACCCCAACTTTGTGCCTGTCTCCATGCAAATACACGATTTGTTGCTGATGAATAGGTTAGACTTGGCTCATAGTGATAATCTTGACTTCCATCTTCATAAACAACACAAATTGAATAAACTTTTGCAGGCAAACATAATTCGGATAATGTTTTAAATTCAATTTTAAATTGGATATGAGTTGATGCTGAAAGTCCTGTCAAATCAAGAGCATCATTTAATAATGTCCATCCACCACTATTATCATCTATTCCACTGGTTCTAGCATACATTCGGATACCATCTGTTGGTGATCCTAAGTGTTCAGATGCATCGCCTTCTTTATTCGTCACATATGCTCGATATAGTTTTGATGCGTTTAATGTTTGTAATTTAGGTGTTATAACGTAATTTCCAGAAGTTCCAGTATAAGACCAATCACAGCCCATTGCAGGATAGACGTACATAACGTTGATGCCAGTCGTAACCGATGCAGGAATTGTAAACATTATCCCGTCTTCCGTCCAAATATTATGTGCTAATGCACGAGCAGAAGGAATTAGTGAAACATTCGAATCCGTCGTACTTGATTTCAATCTTCCTAAATCTGGAAGAATTGTTTTTTCAAATTGGGTTCCATCGGTTTTATAAGGGGTGATATATACCCTAAATGGCGCAGTAGCAGTAGCAATTAATAACCTATCAATAGTATCGGAATAATCAACTTGCCACATATTTGCAGTAGCAGGATATGTTGTTGTACTTCCCGGTGGTATTTCAATCATTGCATCAGTTAAATGGGCTGATCCTGAATTGGTTATATCAGTAATTGCACTTCTATAAATTCTTGTGGTGGTTGTAAACCAAAATGATTTTATTCCAGCAGCAGCCCCATGTTGAACCGTAAATACCCTTCCGTTTGCAGCAGTTTGAATAGTACCAGTCGTTGTTGGTGCAAGTGTTTTAAACTGAAATGCACTCAATGTTGCGCCATTTACTACGGTTAGTGGAGCGCGAAGATTGTATTTATAAATTCTTGCTGTTGTTGTTGAATCGGCATTTAAAACATAGCAATCGTGTTGCGTTTTACTTGTTTCAGTATCAATACCAATACCATATGCAATTGAGTTGTTATTAACTGCGTTATCCCTTAAAAAATAAATTGCACGCTGATTATCGGTAGAAGTAGCTTCTGCAATTGTTGTAGCTGCTTGAAATGTAGAATAATTCAATCCCTTGGCTAAAAATAATCCGCCGGAAGCGGCTGTTGCATTTGTACAAACATAGGCCACCCGAATTTCTTCTGCTACATATGGTGTAGATGCTGATAAACTTACTGGTAAATCAACTGTTAATGCTGTATTACTTGCAATTGCTGTAATATTATACCACGTTGAAACTTGCGTTGGATCAGTTGTTCCAAATCCAATTCTTGCACCAACAGACAAACCTTCACTTGTAAATTGAGTGCCACTTCCGGTAATATTAACCGTATTTGGACATTCTACACTTCCGGTTGAATGTTCATAAACCAATCCTCGAATAGCACGACTTGTTTTTGCACCCAATGTTGTTGTGAAGTTCAATAAAACGTTTCCGACATAAGTCACGCTTTCATTGTATTTGTCGTATTGGAATAAAACCACCCGTCTAGTGACAGCGGCAGCCGAACCATCTGCGGTAAAAATCCAATAGTACCGATCTGACCACTTATAAACGTGAGGATAGGTTGTTGTAAAACCAGATACCTCCGGTATAGATGAAAATACGGTTGATCTAGGACCAACATAATTACTTGATCCTGAATATTGACGAATTAATGGTCCAAATGAAGTTAAACTTGACGTATAACTTGTTAATGAACCAGTCAATCCGGTAAAAATATGTTCTACTGCTGCTTTCATATGCTCTGTAAATCCATGAAAAAGGTTAAATCTGTTATATAAGTTGACGATTGACTAACTGAAAATTCAATCAAATCGTTTGCGTTTAAAGAAGTTGTCCAGCCTGTCAATGTCGTATCAATACTTGAACTTGCGTTGTTTAGGTTATAATTTCCAAGTAAAGTTCCGTTTCTTTTGACGTTTAAATTGATAGTTCCTGCTATATTTGCAATACTTCTTAATTTTGTTATATTTGAATTATAACCTATATGTCTAAATCCTTTTGAACCTTCGGTTATATAAGTATCTTCTGTTTTGATTCTTATCCCGATTGTTTGGATATTGGTCCCACCACCTCCCCCGTTTTCAGAAAAACTTGAAGTGGTCGCATAAGACGAACTTTGCACCTGTCCAAGTAATGAACCTGAAATCCTACCGTTTATTATTTCTGGATTGAATATTTTCATTTAATCGTCCGTTTCTAACATCATCATTATTGGTTTAACTGCTGATGGCGACCCGCCGCCGGAAGGGGTGTAATCGATGGTAACATAAAATTGAGTGACTTTTAGCCCTAATGTACCACCTTCTTCATATCCTAATTTTAAATCATCTAATTCCGATTTTTGCCAAGATAAATTTGTTGCTGGATTTGTCAGATAAGTTTTTTGATATGTCGTATATGTCGATGTTGATCCTGTCTGTGGTGATGCATGGTATGAATGTGATGTGAATGACGATTCAAAAACATGGTTTACCGTCGACCCTCCTTTTCCACCAACATCGGCAGCAACAAAAGAAGCAACTAAAAAATTTATAGTATCACTTGAATTTATGGAACTTGAACCATATCCAAATAAAACCCTTCCTGCTGCATCTCCGGCACTAGCTTGAATAAATGTTGTATCTCCATCGGCGACCAATTCAGCAACACATTCATGAAGTGTTGCTGCACCATTAGCTGTTTGTGTATGATAAACATTTATAGGATAACTTCCGGTTCCGTAATTTGTCGTTGGTCTAATTGTTATCGTTGCCATTATTTATATTTATCTTTAAAAATTCTATGCAAATCTTTATATTCTTTTACAAATTTCAAATTTTTAGAATTATCATTAAATAACGGGTCTTTCATTTCGTGCCTAGCTTTAATATCATCCATATCTAACGTTTCCAATGGATGGGTTTCACAACCAAAGGTTAGCATTTTTGGAATTTCTCCTTCTTCGTTTTGAATATAGCAAAATATTTCAGGTGTTTGAACCTGCATAGGTGTTTCGTTATAAATTCCTCTTTCCCACTTCCCGTTGAATATTCTAACACCATTATTAAAAATGCCTCCATAAAATTCACCACCTCTAATATCTGCACCATTAAATTCACCATTATATATGGTTCCTCCCAATAAAAATCCAGAATTAAAAACACCTCCGAGCATCTGGCCAAATTGCAATGAACCGCCGTTTATTTCGCCGCCCGAAATTTTTGCTCCGGCTATTTCGCCCCCTCGAATTATTCCGCCAAATATTTCACCTTTGGTTAGGATAACTTCTTTGAAAATAATAGCATCACCATTAAAATACATGATTGGTGGAAGTTCACGAATAACTTCGCTGAATCCGACGACTTTTACATCGTTTTCAAGTATTGAATGGAATTGCCTTCCTTCAAAATTTTTAACTGGTTTGCTTGAAAATGTATAATTAATCATATCCTTATAAAATCTATTTGAATTGTTACCCTTGATGTTGCCGTTGAACCTGTTATCATTACTTGCAAGGTTTCATTTGCGGCATAATCCGTATTTATTACTGAATTAGAAGAAACCCAATCCGAATTTTTATTTAAAACAAAACTTGAAGTATGTGCCGACCATCCTGCGGAACCTGATTTTCTCGCATTGATTGACGAACCACTTATATCCGACCAACCTTGTAGCGAAACAACACGGCATGGATAAGGTGTTCGCCACAACGTAAATGCTTCCGGGACCGTTGACATCCCACCGCTGACAAAATAAGTTGTCGCACGGCTAAATATCGAATTATTGAATGATGAAGTAGCCGCATATGATGAACTGATCGATGGACTGGACGGTGCATAGCTTGCGCTTAACGCATAACTACTTGAAACTACTCCGGTCAATCCAGAACCGTTTCCAACGTGTGAACCTGAAATAGATCCGGAAGGGACGAAAATTGAGCCAGAAACAGTTACAGATCCACTTATTATTTGGTTTCCTGCGAATGTATTTGAACCAGTAGTCGCATAACTTCCCGTCTTTATTTCTATGAGGTTGAACCTTGTATTGGCCGAACCAGTGTATGAATTTAAACTTCCGGTTGATTGTTCTATTGAATTGAACCTATTGTTCAGCGAACCAGTTGCAATTTTTAAATTGTTAACTTCTGATTGAATCGACGCAGTGAACACATTCAATGAACCAGAAGTAAGTTCCAATTGAGCAAGTCTGTTTAAAATCGAACCCGTAACTTGGTTCAAACTTCCAGTAGCTTGTTCAATCGAATAAATTCGGTTTGCGAATGAACCTGATAAACTTACAAATGAACCGGAAATATCCGACGCGATTTGAGCCGAAGATGAAATGAAACCGTTCGAACTACTCAAAATTCCAGATGGGACACCTGATAATCCTGAATAACTTATTTGACTTGAAGCAGATACGATTCCGGTTCCCCTTCGTTCGTATTTTGAATCGTAAGAAGATGATATTTGGTCGGAACCTGAAACTATGTTTGCGGGAACATTTGAAAGCCCATTATAAGAAACTTGACTTGAACCCGAAAATAAAGTTTTGCCTTCAAAAACCCCAATTCTGGTTGAAAGTGAATTTGAAGCCGAAACAAAAGAACCACTTATATCACTAGAAATCTGTTGACTTGACGAAACAATGACGGGCTTATTGATTATTCCGGCAAAATCAACCTGCTGGGATGATGAAAATAAATTACTTGGGAGGTTTGCGGTCACACCAGTCAACCCACTTCCATCACCAAAGAAACTTCCAGAAAAACTTCCACTAAAATTTCCGTTCGAACCAGTCGGTAAAATACTTCCGATGGTCGCAGCAGCAAAACCACTTTGAGAAATCGGAAAATAAATATATGTCAGATTTGTCGATGCGGCGTATATTTTTTCCGGAATCATTACTTCGTTTTCATCGTTCCAAACCGTCACGACCGGATATTGATTTCCAAGATTGTGCTGGAATGACCAAGTAACATCTTGAAGTACCTGTTGAAACGAAGCAAAATATCTGGCTTGGTTGTTCAAATATGAAGCGGTTGCTGCGTAGGAAGCACTTACACTTGGACCACCTCCGCCGCCGTTCAATGCGTATGAAGCCGTTAACGCATAACTACTTGAAACTACTCCGGTCAAGGTTCCGCCATCACCAGAAAATGAACCTGAAAATGAACCTGAATTTATTTGTTGTGAACTTGAAACAGTTCCAGAAGGTAAATTGTCTTTTACCTGTTGACTTGATGAAATGAAACCGTTGGAACTGCTTAAAATCCCAACAGGAACATTCAACAATTGCGCGTAGTTTACTTGTTGAGACGCACTAAATAGCCCAGTTCCAAGTCTATGATACCTAGAATCATAACTTGAAGTTAATTGTTCACTTCCACTAACTATATTTGAAGGGATTGAACTTATTTGATTATAGACAACTTGACTTGAACCTGAAAATAAAGTAGGTTTATTGATTATTCCGGCAAAGTCAATTTGGCTTGACGCACTTATAAATCCAGCACTTGATGAAATTAAACCGGATGGTAATTGGGCAGACGAAGAAAATAACGTTTTCCCTTCAAAAACTCCTATCCGACTGGCAAGAGACGAGGAAACGTTTGTAAATGCACCACTAACTTCTGTTTTAAGTGCATACGAACCTGTTACTAATTCAAGTCTATTAACTAAGGTACTGATTGAACTCGTAAAGGTGTTGTAACTTGCCGTAACACTTTCAATTCGATCTAACCTTGTATTAGCTGAACTTGTGAATGAAAATAAACTTGAAGTTATTTGTTCTAATCGTTGAACCCTTGTTTGAATTGATCCGGTAAAGGTATTTAAAGGTTCAATCTTAGAAGTTACTGATCCTGAAATGTCATTTGCAAGCTGCAATGAACTTGAAACGATGTTTGAACCTTTACGTTCATATTTGGTATCATACGATCCTGATAACTGATCGGAACCAGAAACAAGGTTAGGTATTAATAAATTAATCTGTTGACTTGAACTTAATAGTCCACTAGGAACGTTTGAAATTCCTGAAAATATTACTTGTGCTGATCCACTGAATATGGTCGGCTTATTTGAAATGGTATTAAAGTCAACCTGTGTTGAACTACTTATAAATCCAGCAGAAGATGAAAGTATTCCGGCAGGAATATTCAATAATTGCGGATATGATACCTGATTTGAACTTGAAATTAATGTTTTACCTTCAAAGGTTCCTATTCTGCTTGCAAGGGATGATGAAACATTTGTAAATGCCCCACTAACTTCTGTTTTAAGTGCGTAAGAACTCGTAGCAGTTTCAAGTCGCTGAACCTTTGTATCAATTGAAGAAGTAAAAGTATAATAACTTGAAGTAAAACTATTCTGTAAGAACGAACCTGTATTGAACGATCCTGAAATATCAGTAAAATTAACCTGCTGGCTTGAACTGATTAAATTTGCAGGTAAAGCAGTTTGCGGCGCATAACTTGCCGATAACGCATAACTTGAACTTACCGAATAAGAACTTGAAATGGAACTATTACTTGAACCTGAAACATACGATGCAGTTAAGGCGTATGATGCCGATAATATCGTCGTAGGCTTGTTTTGTATGAAGGTGTAGTCTACTTGTGTCGACGACGAAATAAACCCGTTAGACGAAGAAATAATGCCCCTACCACGAATTTCGTATTTTGAATCGTAACTGCTTGAAATTTGATCTGAACCAGATACGATTCCAGCAGGAATATTTTGAATTTGACTGTAAATTACTTGACTTGAACCTGAAAATAAAGTGGGCTTATTGATGACTCCTGTAAAATCAACTTGGGATGATGCACTTATAAACCCATTACTTGAACTTAAAATTCCGCTCGGAACATTTGATATTTGTCCGTAAGTGACTTGTTGGGAAGATGAAAATAATCCAGTACCTAGTCTATGATAGCGATTATCATAACTCGACGTTAATTGTTCACTTCCACTGACTACACCAGTCGGTAATAAGTTTTTTATTTGTTGGGAACCTGATACAAGTGTCTTAGATTCGATAGTAGAAATTCTACTTTGGAAAGAACTAGATACTTGGCCGAATGCACCACTAATTTCGATAGATATTTGTTGGGAAGACGATAAAAGGTTCGAACCTTTCGATTCAAATACGCTAGATAATTGATTTGAACTTGAAACAGTCCCAACAGGCAAATTATCTTTTACTTGCTGACTTGAAGATATAAATCCATTCGACGATGAAAGTATTCCGCTTCCACGCAATTCATACCTAGAATCATAACTACTAGTCAATTGATTTGAAGCAGAAACGATATTATTTCCCCTTAATTCAAAAACAGAACTTAATTGGTCTGATCCCGAAATAAGAGTCTTATTTTCAAAGAAGTTAATCCGTTGACTTAATGATTCTGAAACAACGGTAAATGAACCACTGATATCCGATGCGATTTGAAGTGAACTTGAAACGACGTTTTCTGGAAGAATAAATTCCCCCCCATCATTTCCTTTCGGGCCTTGTGGTCCCGGTTCGTAAATTCGAACTACTTCAATAGAAGGATTGTCGTTTATAAGGTGAACATCCGTTCTACTTTCCTCATAAACATTTATTCTAATATTTTCGTCGTCAAAAATAAAAACCTTATCATTAGCCAAGTGTTGTGACCTCTTTTAAGATTTTAACCTTGCCCGAAATTAATTCTTTAACGTATTGGGTTACACCTGATCCACTATAAATTTCAATATCGATATAACCAGTATCAAAGTTAAATTGACTGCTTGAAAACGCACTTATATGCATCCCAATGCTTCCGCTTGTTCGCGGCAAAACAACAGAACCGGAGGTAGGAGTCAAATTGAACCCCGTACCATCCGGCTGTAATGAAGAACTAAGCGTACAATAAATTGTTGCGTTTGACCCGTATCCAGATTTGATTTGACTTCTAACTTCATAACCAGTTAAGTCAAAAGGTTCGTTGTTCGGATAATATTCAAATCTCCGTTCGAAGGTCTTTCCTTGCTTGATTATGAAAGTGTAAGATGACAATTAATAATCCTCTGATTCTGGGTAAATTTCTTTTAATTTATTGTATGCCTGATCGTAAATGCTTAAATTAGATTTCAAATCTAAATCAAAAATGAATTCAAACCAATTGACTGGACTTACCCTGTTTTTTCGGGCAATTTCATCACCATAAACAAACACATTTGCTTTACTTTCCAAACGGGTAGTCCACATGGTAATTAAATCGTTTGAATCTAACAACGGTTCCAAATATTCATAATCTACGTTCGCTGATGTCACTACTGCTATTCGTAAATATGCTTCTTCCAAAATTGATTTATCTGGAAGTTCAAAATCTTTTATTTTTACGGCCATATTATTCTGCGTCTTTCTTAGTGTTTTTTACCAACGGTTTAACTTTTTCTTCTACTGGTGGAACAGGAACTTCTACCTTCACTTCTACTGGAACCAAAGGTTCAGATTTTTCTACTTTTGCTTCTTTTACAACTACTGATTTTGGATCAGCCTGTTGATGTGCCTTCCACTTTGAATTTTGATTGTTTCTTGACATTGTTTTATCCTTTATTTTAAATTTAATTTTAAACCCATGCAGCCCATGATGCAGTTACACCAATTGATGCGGCAATATAACCTGATCCAGTACCAAAAAATCTAAGCGTTGAACCAGTAGCATTCGTATTAGCAACTGTTATGTAATACTGATTGGTTGCACCTGCTTGGCCTTTGAATACCGAATTAGCAATTACGGTACGTGGAGCATCCGATAATGAATGGGTAAT